ACTCGGCCGCGCGCACGTCGAGCGAGACCTTGCGCGCACGGTCCATGAGGCGCAAGCGCGTTTTGTTGCGGTCGAACGGGTCCTTGATGCTCGGCAGGTTGTCGAAGCCTTGCAGCACGTCCTCCAGCAGCGCGACCTGCGCCTTGGTCGGCGCGATTACGACAGACTGGCGGTCGCCGCCGGTGACGCGCGGGATCGGGAAGGCGGCGCCGTCGTTGTCCTCGGCGTAGGCCTTCTTGATGTCGTCGTTGTCGACCGCATCGGTGAAGCTGTAGTACAGCTCCATGAGGCTGCGCATGTTCGACCACGTACGGCCGAGGCGGTTGACTTCCTTGAGGCGGCCGGTTTCGGTCGGCTCCCAGCCCGGGTCGGTGCTCACGTACTGCGCGCGCCATGCGTCGAAGTGTTCCAGGCCCAGATCTGCCAGTTCGCCGGCGGCCAGGTACCGCATCATCGTGTACATCTCGACGGCACTGTTCGAGATCGGCGTGCCGGTCATGAACAGAACAGATCCGGTCGGCGATTCGGCCAGGACGCGCACCTTGTTGTACAGGTCGAAGGCCTTTTGCGAGCCCGTTTTATTGCCCATGCCCTTCACGCCGGTCAGGCGCGAGCTGTAGAAGAGGTTTTTAAATTCGTGTGCCTCGTCTACGGTCATGTCGTCGATTCCCAGCTGCTCGAACGTCAGCAGGCGATCGCGGTTCTTGTTGCCGCGCACCTTGTCCATGCGCTGCGTGATCTTCTCGACCAGACGCTCAGCCTCCTTGACGCCGAACGGTTTGCGGAAGCCGCCGCCGTCGCCGTTGGCCTCTGCCTCTTCCTCGGCATCCTTCACCGCTTCCAGTGCGGAATCCAGTTCCATTTGCAGGTAGCGCTCTTCGGTCTCGGGTGCGATGTCGATGAAGCCGAACGACGAATGCGGGATGATCACGATGTCCCAATCGCCGGTGGCGATCTTGGCGAACAGCTTGCGGCGGCGGCTCTTCTCGAAGTCCTTTTTGCCGGCGGCCAGGACCTTGGCGGCCGGATAGAGGCGGTACACGTCGGCCGTGAACTGGTCGACCATGTGGTTCGGCACGATGATGGCCGGCTTCTTGGACAAGCCCATGCGCCGGCGCTCCATCGCGCGCGCGATCGCCGTGAAGGTCTTGCCGGCGCCGACGGCGTGGTCGGCCAGCATGAAGCGCTCGGAGACCCCGCGCCAGATCGCATTCTTCTGGTGCCGGCGCATGCCAATGATCTCGTCCGGCACTTTGCCCGGCAGGATCAGGTGCGAGCCGTCGTGCTGACGCATCACGCGGGTGTTGAACTTCTCGTTGAAGATCTCGACCAGCTTGCCACGGCGCTCGCCGTCCTTGTAGACCCAATCGGCCCACTCGGCATTGATCGCCTTGGCCTTGAGCAGTGCCAGCGCGGTTTTCTCGCCGTCGACGTGGGTTTTGCCGTCCATGTCGCGGTACGTCACCTTGATCTGGTGATTGTTCAGGATGTCCGAGATCAACGCGACGGACGAATAGCCGGGCGTTGCCCACTCGCTTTCACGGTCGGCTTTGACCGAGCTGCCGACGTTGATGTTGTAGGAGTTGGTCAGCGCCGAGTAGCCCACGCGCGCCGGCACGCCGGCGATGTGCTCCACGAAGTCGCCATAGACGAATGGCGGAATCCACGAGGAACCAAGCAACGCGGTGACGTTCTCGGCGCCCCATGGCTCCGGCTGCACCGCCTGCAGGGCTTCGACGTTCTTCGACATGCGCGCCGCCTGCGCCGCTTGCAGCTTGCGCTTGACGTGGCCGGTCAGGTAATCGTTGCGCGATTCCCAGCGCTGGGTCTCCGGGTCTTTGAACAGCAGCGGGTGCTCGGCCGCCTCGATCTCCTGCTCGACCTGCTCGACGGTCTTGCCCAGGAGCGATGCAATGCGGTCGATATCGACGGTGCCACTCTCGGCGCGGTTGATCGAGATCGCGTCGGCCAGCGAATCGGCCGACTCGGCCGGCTTGTACTGGAAGATGACGCGTTCGGACAGGATCGGCGCCGGCGTGGCCGAGGCCGCGCGCACCTTCTCGCCGCTGCGCGCGGCCTGGGCGGCCGTGATGGCCGGCCGGTAGCCGAATTCCAGCGCTTGCACCAGGGCGCCGTCGGGCATGCCGTTCACGAGGCCGGAATTAGCCGGCTCGGAGATCAGCCCGTGTTTCTTCACGAACGCGTCATAGGCGCTGCGCATTTCGGCGCGGTTTGCCTCGATCAGCGAAGCGTTATGATTTTCCGCCTCCATCGCCAACTGCTCTTTCAGCAGGTCGCGCATCTTGACCAGTTCCTTGAGGCGGTCGTAGCGGGACTGGCCCAGCAGCATCGATGCCGGAATGTCGGCATCGGTGTCGAACACCTTCCGCTCGTAGACGTTCAGCTTGGTCGGCTTGCCGTCCTTGACCTGCTTGACCGGCTTGCCGTCGTTGTCGAGCTTGGCCTCGACGGTGTACCACTTGCCATCCCCATTCATGTACAGGGCGTCCGACCACGGCGCCGCCGGCGTCAGCGCGCGCTTGGTCAGCTCGTACGCGCCTTCCGGGGTCTCGCGCTCGATGACCTGCTCCAACACGCCGCCGGCTTCGAGCTTGATCGAGCCGTTCTCGTGGCCGGCCAGGGCAATGCGCAAGGCGTTGCTCATGTCCTCGTGGCGCGCCTTGGCGCGGTCGATCGCGGTCTGATCCTGCTCGGCCACGCCCTGCGGCAGCTTGGCGATCGCATCGGCCAGCATCTTGCCCAGGTCGGCGCCTTTGTCGAGGCGCACGGTGATGTCGGCGCCGTGCTTCATCGAGCCCGAACGCTCCAGCGTGCCCATGATCATGCCCGGGTTGGTCGCGAAGTAGTGATTGACCGGCATCTTCTCGCCGCCCAGCGGATCGTTCACGCTCAGGGTCTCGACCCACTTCGGCACGAGCGCGGCCAGCCGCTGACGCTCGTTTTCCTTCTCGCGATCGCGGCCGGGCTTCGTGGCGGCCGCGGCGAATGCGTCCTCCATTTCAGTCTGCTCGGCGGGCGACAGGCGTTGCAGGAAAACGATGTCCGTCACCACTTCGGTGCGGGCGTTTTCCTTGAAAGCGGTGTCCGGCAGGCGGATCGCGCCCAGCAGCTTCGCGCGCTTGGCGAGCGCGATACGGGACGACTTGTCCTGCTTGTCCATCAGGTAGCGCGACACGACCTGAACCAGCACGCCGCCCGGGCGCAGTGCGTCCAGGGAGGCGATGAAGAACTGATTGTGGATCGAATGGCCGTTCAGCTCGGGCTTGAACTGGAAGCGCAGGGACTGCTCGCCGAACGGCGGGTTGCCGATCGCCAGATCGAATGCGCCGTCAGATAACGGCACGCTCTGGAACCCGCTGTTGAGCACGGTCTCGGCCGGGTACAGCAGGGCCGCCATGCGCGCGGTGAGGCTGTCGTACTCGACGCCGATGAACTTGGAGTTGCCGGCGATATCGAACGGCATGCGGCCCAGGAAGTTGCCGATGCCCATGGACGATTCCAGGAACAGGCCGCCTTTCACGCCCAGGTGCTTGACGGCGCCCCACATGCTATCGACAACGGTTTGCGAGGTGTAGTGCGAGTCGAGGGTCGAGCGGCGCGCCAGGGCGTATTCCTTGGGCGTCAGCAGCTCGGCCAGCTCGGCCCCGCGCTTCTTCCATGCGTCCTTGAATTCGCCGGTTTCCGGGTTCGGGAATGCGTTGGCGAGACCGCCCCAGCCCACGTAGCGGGCGATCATGGCCTGCTCTTCCGGCGTGGCGCGGCGGTTCTCGCGCTCGATGGCTTGCAGCGTGCGGATTGCGGCGAGATTGTCGTTGAACTTCTCGACTTCGCCACCTTGGCCGAGGCGCACGTCCTCGGTGATGCGGAAATTGACTGCGGGGATCTGCGGCGCCGGCGGCACGGCCGGCGCGATGTCGGCTACTCGTGGCCCTGCATCATGTCCTGATACTGGCGCTCCTTCTCGGCCAGCTCGTTTGCCTCCCAATCGTCCTCGTCCGGCGGTTCCGGTGTCAGCAGGATGAACTTCGGCAACACCACTTCCAGCGCCTCGTGCTCCTTCGCGCCCTGGCGCATCAGGTGTTGCAGTTCCTTGAGCGCTAGCGAGGCCGCTGCTTCCGTCGCTTCCGTGAACTCCCTCGCCGCTTTCAGCTCGGCCGTCCGTTGCGGGAGCCAGGTCTCCCAATGCTTGCGCGCCTGCGCTGCCAGTGTTGCTCGATCCATTTCGTTGATCCGTCCATACGTTTGTTGCAAGTTTAGCTGGTTTGCCGGTACTGGTCACGCGGTCCACGGCCGCGATGATCTTGTCCGCCAGCTCGCGCGAGGTCAGGGTCGGCTCCATGAACATATTTTCACGGCCAACATACGGATCGCCCTTGTCAGTCACGCGCATCATGAGCGAGATCCCGGCCCGGGTCTTGGGCGCGATGTTCAGGTCGCCGATCTGCACATAGATGCCACGGCCGGCCTTATCGTTGAGCATGGTCATCGAGACCGTGCCGCTGGTGGCGTCGCCGCTCTCGTTCACGCTGACGGGCTTCATGGCCTTGCCGTCACGCTGCGCGGCGTTCGTCCAGCCGGCATCCAGCAGCAGGCCCACCACGTCCTTGAGGTAGCGCTGCGAGTCCTTGAGGAAGGCATCTTTTACGCCGCCTGCAGGGCTGTCGCGGTTGGTATCGGCGGTGTGCTCATCGGTCGAGGCATAGCCGTCGATCACGTCGACGCCCCAATCCTGCCGCAGCGTAGCCTCGCCGGGCGCACTCGACCCTTTTTTAGCCTTCTTAGCCGGCTGCTCGACCTGGGCGGCTGGTACCGGCGCGGCGGCCTGGGCCAGTTGCGGCGCGAGCTGGTCGCGCAGCTCGGCCTTGAAGCTGGCGAACGGTGATGCGGCGGCGCCCGTCGCATCCTGATCGTTGTAGCCGAGGTCGTACAGCATCCTCTTGCGATTCTCGTACGGGACTGCGGCCCAGCGCTCGCCCGCCTCCTGCATGGCCTGGGCGTCGGCCGTGCGCTTCTGCTCTGCCAGCGCTGCCTCGCTGGACGCCGCCTCCATGCGGAAACGGTCGACGCGCGCGCCCTTCTTGTTGGTGTACCAGCTGCCGCTGTAGTGATCCTCGTTCAGCGCGCCATGGGCGAGCTTGCGCTCGATCGGCGTCAGCTCGTCCCACTTCTTGCCCACCATCGGATCGTCGCCAGCGCGCTCGATGCGGCCCATCATCACACGCTTGAAGCCCGGGCTCGACGTGTCCCATACGGTCTTGGCCTCGGTGGCGGTGTATGTTTTGAGATCGCCTTTCGGAATCCAGTCGTCGCGGCCGTGATTCAGCGCGCGCAGCGGATCTTCCTTGACCTTGGGCGCCTTGGTGCCTTCGCCAGCCGGCGCTGCCGGCGCAGGTTCGTTCTGCACCTGGGCGAGCTTGCGCGCGCGCTTCGTGCCGCCCTGCGCTTCCCATGCGGTGCGCACGGCCGCGACGATGCGGCGCTCTTCCATTTGGAGCAACTGCAATTTGTCCTCAACGGCGCGCTGCAATGCCTGCTCGGGCGCCATGCCGTCTTGTTCGTACTGCTTTGCCACTTCGCGTAATTCGCCGGCGGGGATTTTGCCATTCAGCCCGAGGCCGACCATGCAACTGTTAAAGGACAAGAGAAAGCTCCATCAATAATGTCAGTACTACCGCTTCTTCATCCTCGGCGTTGGCGAGGAAAAGCGGAACTTCGTAGGTGTCGTCGTCCACCCTGTAACGCGCGAACGCCCCACCGCCGCCGATCGGGTCCGTCGACGGCGGCGGCAGCGCTGGCCCGCTCGGCGCGCGAGCCGGCGCAATGCCCAGCACCGCCACCATGCGGGCGCCGCCACCGATGCCTTGCGTGGCTATGAGGCGTGCGTTCATTCGCGTGCGACGGTGACGATGCCGTTATCCTCGGTGATCGACTGCACCAGATCCCCTGCCACGCGCGAGGCTGGCCCGACGACCAGCGGCACGCCCGGCACGAGCCCGTGAATCTTGGCGAGGGCAACCAGCAGCGCATCCTGGGCGGCCGTCAGTCCGCCGCCACCACCGCCGGCGCCGGATACCGTGATGGTTTCCGCCTGCAGGGGAATGATCTGGACGATGCGCACTCGCCACACGCCGATTGTATTGGCGAATGGATCGGATTTTTCTTCTTCGTCCAGCAGGGTCCCGTTCACGGTCAGCGTGTGGTTCGCCTCCTGCGGCCGGACCTTCCACCCGTTCATCAGGTAGAAGTAATTGCTGATCGTGTTGCTGCCTGTCGTGGTGTCGCCGCCGACCGCGCGCATAGCCTGGGCATAGCCCAGGTTCGCGCCGGCGCCGGCGATCGTCCACTCTTTCCACCTGCTGTACATATCCTGCACGTCGAGGGTCGTCGTCCCCGGCGGCAGGATGATGAGGCGGCTTGGTCCATCGAACGTGTAGGCCATGGGTTACGCTGGGTTCTTGTACGAGCGCTCTTTTTCGGAGACCAGGGCGAAGGTTTGGCCGGTCGCGCGCTTGAGCGTGCCGGCGGCCGTCACGAACTTGGCGCCGCTGGTCCCGGTGGCGATCACGATCACGTCCGCATCGGTGCCGGCCGCATGGCCGGCCTGGCTGTTGGTGTCGTAGGCGAAAGTGAACGGGATCGCGCTTCGGCCGCCGACGACGCCGGCGATATCGGCGCCGTCCTTGTCCTTCACCGTGAGCGCCGCGGTGCCGGTGCCGTAGGTCGACGCGAACACCATGCGGAATACTGCGGTCGGGTCGCCGATCAGGTTCGAGTTCGGCGCGAGCGTGCCGGCCGCGACAAATGGCTCGGTGCGCGCGGCGCCGTTCTGGTCCGTGAACCTGATCCCGTTGGTGTCGTTCGGATCGTAGCCCTGAATGATTACGCCCTTGGCTGTCACCAGCGTTTCGCCGTCGTACGACAGCAGCGCGTCAGCGGTCTTGCCGGTAATGGTGCCGGCGCCGCTGTCGATGTCGCTGTTCTGGCGCAACAGGTACTGCACTTTGGTGTAGATCTGGCCCTTGGTGGCGCCGTTGCCTTGGATGACGACGCGGAACGGGAAATTCACGCCGCCGATCGGCAGGCTTTGATCGGCGTTGTAGTAGGTGACGGTGATGCCGGCGTACGGCGCGCCGGTCATCTGCCCGTCGACGGCCGTGATGTGCTGGTCAACGTCGTTCGCGACTGCGAACGTCATCTTGCGCGGGCCAGTCGCGGTCTCGCCGATCGTCGCCAGATCCGACTGCGCGAAGCGCTTGCTGCCGGTGCGCGAGAACACCTTGAAGTAGGCGCGCTCATCGAACCCGCCATTGGCCGCATTGCCGTAGACCTGCACGCCCTCATTCACAGCGCCCTTGAACACGAAGTCGCGAGCCTGCCCGCCGGCGGCACGCTGGTAGTACAGCTGGTCGGTCAATTCGACCGCGCCAAGCGTCACGATGCCGGCGTAGACGCGCAGCAAGTTGCCGGCTGCATCGTACTCTTCCCAACCGCCGTCACGCAGCAGCTGGCGAGTGGTGTCGTCCAGCGGCCTCCAGCCGTGGAAGTTCGAGCCATCGGTGCCGAACTGGTACTTGCCGGCGTCCGCATCGATCGAGTACATGGGAATGCGCGTGGACTGGTATGGCATCGTCAGCCACAGTTCTTTGAACTTGGAATACAGGGCCTGCGCTTGCACGCCTTCGCCGCCCAGGTTGCCGGCTTTGACCAGCTGGAAGGTCAGCGCAGTCTGGTCGATGATGAGTTCGGTGCCCACTCGCAGCAGGTCGGGATCAGTAATTTTCGTAGTCATGGGTGTGCTTTATGCAGGGTTGCGGTAGCTGCGATCGAGTCGCTGAAAAACAGGGATTGTTGCCTCGGTGCCGGCGAGGGTGTAGTCGAAGTCGACCACTTCGTATTGCAGGGCCAGGACCATGATCCGCACTACGTTATTGGGCGAGCCTGCGGCGTAGCGCGGCAGGACGAAGGACGGGATGCCGCTGGCATGCTCGATATTCCCGAGCACTTGCCCGCCTGGGCCGAATACCGCGACTTCGCTCCCATCTTTGACACCAGTAAGGGAAAGGCGAATCGTTCCGATTGCATCCGTCGGCGCTCGCTCGCGCACGATCGGGTTCATGAGGCTTGTAATAAACGACTTCCCGCGCTGGTTGGCCGTCGGCGGGCTCAATGCCCCGCTCAGCGCGAGGGGGCAAAACGGCGAGAGGTAGAAATAGGACATCAGGCCACATCCCCCAGCTGCACGTCGGGGTCGAGAAACACCTGTTGGAGCGTGTTGGCCACAGTGCGGCCGACGCGGAACGTCCAGTTGATGTCGGATTCGGCCGCCACCGGGTATGTCGTCTGAACCGAGAGCGCGAACTGGTTGAAGTAGAGCAGGCCGCCTACGTCAGCAAAGCCCACGCGCTGCACGCCGTCGGCCGGGTCGACCGCCATCGCACTTCCGCCGCCCGGTTTGATCCAGGCATTACTTGCCGGGGAGAGCGGGGTGCCGTCGTTGAATGCCATGCTGTGCTCTGTGCGCACCTTCCCGCTAATGTCCGTGTACGTCACTGTCAGCCCAACATCCCGGGCAGTCCATGCCATCGATTTCTCAAGCAGGAAATTGGCCGTTACCGTTTTCCGGCCGGCGGACAATACCGTCTTGGCGCCGCCGTTGACAGGGAGCGGATTCAGGATGTTGAGATTATTCAGCTGGGTGCTGGGCATGATTCTGATCGACCATGCAGTGCCATCACGACGACGAGCATTCAAGCACGGGGGATCTTGTAGTGGCGACCATCCATAAAAGCCAAGTGCCGTATCCATCGCCAGCAATCCTGCGCCGATATCGCTCGAAATGAAAATGCCAATATCGCCATAGGAAATACGTTGGTCTGCAACGCTCCATGTACTGAACGATGGCCCAAAGTTCGTTACAGAGCCGGGATTCACATTGCGAATTACTGCACTACAACTATTGCCGGTAGATTGACCGCCACCATGGAAAGTACTGCCTTGGAGGAATCCGATAAGATTCAGGCCATCAATAAATGTTCGTACAGCACTGCTATTACCGCCATTCATAAACTGAACGATAGCAGGCTGAATTGAATTCGAGCTTGCCAATTCGAGCGTAAGGTCGTACGACTCAAGCAGCGATACACTGTAATTGGCGGTATTCATATTCAGGAACACGCGACTGGCATTTTGGGACTGCCAGAGCACGCGCACGCCACGCATCAACGTTTTTTGAATGTATGGGTTACTGCCATCTTGAATAATCGCGACGTAAGCGTTTCCGTCCATCGCAATGATATCGAGATTGTCGTAAATGGCAGGGCCACCGGCAATCAGGTGAATATTGACGTTGTTCGCGCTACCTTGATAGCACTCGAATACACAATTTCGCTGCCCGTCGGCGTAACGCTTCCCTTTCATGTGAAGCATGCCATTACCATAGCTATTGATTCGCAAGCGTTGGTATTGACTGCCCGGCCAGGTAAAGCGAAAGATCGGCTTCTTCCCGCCTACCACGTCCTGCGGCCATTCAGTGCCGTCATCGAAGTCAAATACGACTGCCTCTGTTGCGGTGCCTTCATTTGCGCCAACGTAGCAGGAATAATTGTCTCCACCGGACCATACGGTCGAGCCGCCGATTTTGTTGTGTGAACGGACCACGATGCGGTCGCCCGATGCACGGACGCCTGCCAATGGCGGGATTGCAGCTGTTCCCCCGATGCTCCCGCCAAACGCAAGGCCAATCCCATACTGGCCAGCAGAGATCCCCGACGGCCACATCGCGACACCGGCCATAAATACGCCCCAGCAGCCGCTTGCTCCCCCGTCGAAAATGTAGTTTGGCTGGGCCAACCCAGTCATCCCTGAATAAGTGATCGAAAAGTTAGTGTTGGCGTTGTACTTGGCCGAGCCGGCCCGCGTCATGATTTGCAAGTTGGTGGCATTGGCCGGGTCGACGCGTGCGAATAAAGCATCTTGAATCTTGTGCTGATACCAGCCAGTATCGGCAGCATTTACCCGCGTGCCGTTGTTCGAGCGGTTGATTGCCGCTACCAGAGCGGCTACAAGGCCCGCGCCGCTGGCCGGCGCGAACTGGTCGACACCGTTGCCAGCATTGCAGGTAAGTACTGCACCGGCGACGATGAACGTGTTACCGGCGACGGCGCTCGCGCCGCTCATGTCAATGGTAACGGTTGCAGCGGCCGCAGATGGAGACTTAGCCAAACCGTCTCCCTCAATCGGCACGCCCCACGTTGCCGGGTCGCGCAGGAATCCGCCGAAAGCCTGGGCGGTCTGATTGGCAACGGAGTTCTGATTCATATATTGGTTGACGACGAACGAGGTTCCGCTACCGCCAGTAATGCCGCGATTCCCATCGCCGTAAAGTGTCGAAACGAGGCGCGCCCCTGGTGCAATTGTGCCGACGACATTGCGCACGTTAATTCGATCGGAATAGTTCTGCGTATCGAACGTGAAGGTAGCATTGACGGAGTACGCGCCGTGGTCACAGTATTTAATTTTCATCTGGGCTCCTTATCCCATGTAGCCGCTGGTACGCAACACAGCATTTTCTTGAGGTAAAACGGGGTATGCCAAGACTGCCTGAACGATTTCCGGCGTCACCTCGGGCACTTTGGTGGTGATATAGGCAAGTGCCTGCGCAACCTCGGGGCGTTTCAGATCGATCCATTTGCGTACCGACACGTCGCGAACGATCGCTTGCACCACGTTGTCGGCGCACGCCAGTACGGGCAGCTTGGCCACGCCGAATCGATCGAAATAGGGGCCAATGTCGATCAGGTAGGCGAAGTGGTCATTCACCTCGATCGGCTGTGCGATCGCATCGTCGCTTTGCGGCTGGTGGTCATACTCGGCAAAGCCATAGGCAGCCATGTCAATAGGCGCGTCGCTCGGGCTGCGATAGCTGGTCATGAAGGCGCCCGTTGCGCGGCTGTAGACTTTGTATTCAGTCACGGTGTTTTCCTTTTAATAATGATTCGCTCCATCCGGCCGAGGGTGTCCCGCTGGACGGTGGCCTCCATGACCTGCTCACTGCGGCTGGCCAGTGCGGCGATGCCGGCGTTTGCCTGCGCGGCCATGGTCGCCACGTCCTGCATGTGCTTGGAAAGCGCAGCCAGGGCCTGCTCGATCTGCGGCGATGCCGCCGGCGCGGCCGGTGCCTGGGCTGGCATTGCGGCCGGCGTCGGCGCCGGCGTTGGTTTTGGCGCCGGCTTGGTGCCGGCCAGGGCGTCGAGATCCGCCCTGCTACCTACCTTGATCATGGTCAGCCTTTCATGCAGCCCAACAGGCTCTTGAGGTTGTCGATGTCCTCGCGCACCGATGTCAGCGCCTTGTCGGCCGAGATTTCGACGGACTCGTACCGCTTCTCGTCCTCGATCCACACGTCATGGGGTACCTTCACCTTCTTGTAGAAGGCGCGCGGGATGTCCTTGCCGTCGTCGTGCTCGGGCTCGGCCGGCGCCGCCTCCGGTGCCGGCTCGGCCGCCTTCTGGCGATCGGCCACGGCTTGAATCAGCGCGTTGCGCGCATCCTCGTACTCGTAGTTGCCGTAGGTGTCGTACATCAGGTCGTGGATCTCCTGCTCGGAGATCCCAGCCTTCAACGCCTGGGTGATCGCGCCCGACGCTTCCGGGTATTCGAGCGGCAGCTTGCGCTCGGCCGGCATGTCGACGTAGTTGTTCGCCATGAAGAAGGCGTAAGCGAAGCCCTCCGGGGTCTCGCTGCGCGCGTTCTTGGTCTCGATGCTCTTGCCGCCGAACTTCGAGTGCATCTTCGAGCCCTCGGTCGGGAACACGTTGGCGGTCGGCAGCTCGCCATTGAAGCGGCCCCAGATCCAAGTCTCCTTGGTGTACGGGTCGCCGAATGCGTGCGGCTGGAACATCAGGCGCGGCGCCGGCAGGCCGGTGAGGTTCGACAGGCGGCCGACCGGGTTTTCCAGCGACCAGATCATCGGGCGGAAGTACTCGATGGTGCGCGCGGTCTGGTTCACCAGTTCGACACTCTGCTCGGTCTGCCCTGCCTCGTCTTTCTTGAGGAAGTGCTTGGCGCCGCTCGATGCAAAGTCGGTGCAGGGCGTGGCGGCCAGGATGCAGAACACGTCCGACAGGTCGTAGTTCTCGGTGAAGTACTCGACGTTGAAGTCGAACACGTCTTGCCCGCTCTGGATGTCGAACTGCACGACGTTGTAGCCGGCCTCGGCCCATGGCTTCGACCACTCGCCCGACAGGTCGAACAGGGACAGCACGGTGCGGCGGCTGTTTTCGCTGCCGTGGGTCTCGCCCTGCTTGCGGGCGTGCGCGATCCATTCCTCGACCTGGGCGCGCGCGGCGGCCTCGTCCATGGTCTCGGGCAAGGTTTTCATGTCGAGGCGCACGCGCTCGCCCGCCGGCGGTTCGGCGAACAGGTCCGCCCACTCGTCGGTGATCTCTTGGAAGTGCGCCTTGTCCATGGTCATCGGAACAATGGACTCATCGACCGGCGCCTCTCCCTTGACCGGGTTGCCGGTCGCAGTGCCGTACTTGGGCACGGCCAGGGCGGCGTTATAGTCGCCCGTGGCCTGATCCCACTTGCGCTTGAACTCCTTCCACTGCGCGACCAGCTCGGGCGGCGCCGCCTTCGTCGGCTTGCGGCCGCTGCCCTTGCCCTCGAACATCCCCGGGTTGGCCGCAAGGATGGCTTCGCGCTCGGCCTGCAGGTCTTTGACCCGCGCCGCGGCCGCGCGGAATTTCTCGCTCGTGAACTGGTCAGACTTCGGGCCGGTCCCGTCCATGCGGGCATGCTCGGGCGCGGTGCTGAGCGCTTTCGCCTCCTCTGCCGGCGCGGCCGGCGCTGCGCCCTCGGTGCTCTCGGCTGGTGCCGCCGGCATGTCGGCGGGTGCCGCCGCTGTCGTCTGGGCCTTGCCATCGGCAGCGCGCCCGGCCTCACGTTCACGCACCTGGGCGGCCAGCTGCGGATCTCCCTCGGCCAGCTTGCCCTCGTCGGCAATGCGTTGCAGCTGGCGATCGGCGTTCTTGCCCAACTCCGTCAATGGCACGTTCACTGCCAGCTTGCCGTGCAGGTTGTAGTTTTCGAGCCTGTAGCCGTATTCCGGTGCAGCGTAGATCCGCACGCTGGCCGTGTCGCCGTCAATCGACTCGATGACGCCCGGCAGCATCTGGGTATAGGCCAGCTTCGACCCGCCCTCGATCTCCGACCAGAGCGGCATGCTCGTGACCATGCCCGGCTTCCAGTATTCGCGAGCGGCCGCACGCGCACGCGCCGCATCTTCGGCCGCCTTCATCTTCTGCACCAGGCCGCGCTTGTCGACCTCCTTGGCGATCGCCGGCGCGCGCTTGGTGTCGGCCAGGACGGTTTGCGCCTGCATCAGCTGCTCGTCGCTCATGTCCTTGACCGTCATCTTGTTCAGCTCGAACTTCGTCAGCTGCGGCGCCTCTGCCGGCGTGGCTTCGGGCGTGGAGGTGGCGGCCGCTGCATGCGCTGCCTGCGCCGCCTCGATTTGGCGATACGCTTCAATGGTGCTTTCGACGCTGGCGATCTTTTTGTCGTAAACCCACTCCTTGCCGGCGTCCTGCGCTTCCTCCTTCGAGCGCTTGAGCTGGGCGAGCACGCGCTCCTGCGCGGCGATCTCCCGTGCCATAGGGCCGGTACCCACTTGGACCGGGCGGAAGTCCTCGATCTCCGCGCCCTTCGGCGGGTCGTAGGCGATCGGGCGGGTGCGCTTGCCCTCGGCCAGCCACTTTTTCAGGCCGTCGATATCGGTCGTGGTGATCCGGTCGCCGCCCCTCCAATCGGCCGCGTAGTTGCTGCTGTAGGCCGCACGCGCCTCGTCGGCGGTGTCGAAGCCCAGCATGACCTTGTGCTCATCGAATTTGCGGACGCTGCCCGGCTTGTTCTGGTCGACCACGAATACTTTCGTGCTCTCGTGGTTCTTGCCGATGAACACGTCGACCGGATCGCCGTCGGCGCCCTCGGTCCCCAGGATGTCGCCATAGTGGTTTTGCATCGTGGTTTCCCACGGCTTGCCATCTGGGTCGACGCCCTTGCGGGTCGAGCCGGCCGGATTCTCGATCGAGATATCCAGGCCGTGCAGCTTGATATGGCCCTTCTTGTAGTTGCCGGCCTCTTTCTGGGCGTCGGTCGGCTCGGGGCGGTCGTTGGTCGGGCTGGTGGCGGCTTCATGGGCGGCCTTGTCCAGCTCGAAGCGCTCACGCGCGGCGGCGATCTTGTCCGCGTCGATCCAGTCGTTGATTTGGGCCGGATTGACGCCGTTTTTCTGCTGGGTGCCGCGCGTTGCGCTCGACAGGTGGGCGAAGATCTTACCGTCGCGCTCGGCTCCGGTGTTCGAGATATGCCACGTATCCCCGTCGTGATCGATGGTCGGCAGATCCAGCGCCGGCGGGACTGGCGCGGCCGCCTTGCCGGCTTTCTCCTGCTCCAGCTCGGCCTGGGTCTTGAAGTCATCCTCGCGCGTGCTGCCCGGTGTTTCGGTGTACTTGAACCCGCTCGCGCGGTAGGAGCGGACGCCCTGCTCGTTCTCGAAAATGGTCTGTCCACGATCGCCCAGGCCCAGGCGCTTGCGCTTCTCGCGCTGTTCCGGGTTCTTGATGCGGCCGTAGTCGTTGACGTATTCCTTCGCGTCGTCCAGATCGGTGAACATCATCACGCGCGCTTTCGCGTGGTTCGGGCGCGCGCGGTACTTGTACTTGCCGATGAATTTGCCGTCCGCGTCGAACGACTCGCGCGCTTCGCGCAGGGCCGCGGCCGCGAACATATTGGCCTGCTCTTCGCCGAGCACGTCGACGCCGATCGGGCCGCGTGGGGTCAGGTTGCGGCGCTGCACAGCCTCTTCGTCCCACACGGTACCCGCGCCACTCTGGTAGGCAATGGTCGGGTTGGTCTCCTGGGCCTTCTTCGTGTCGTCCTCGGCCCATTTCTGGGCCAGCTGCTCCATGCCGGCGTCGTGCGCTACATCGCGTTCTGCGGTGGTCGACGGCGCCGGTGCCGGCGCGGCCGCAACGGGCGCGGCCGGCAGTTCGGGCGGGGTGTCACGGTTGCCGTCGACGTAATCCTGTACCTGCTGCTCGATCGGCGCCTCGGCGGCCGCCGGCGTTTCCACGTCGGCGGCGGCGGCCGGCGCCTCGACCTGGGCAGGCTCCAGGGCGGCCATGCGCTCCAAGTAGTAGGCTTTCTGCGCGGTCGACAGCTTGAAGATCTTGCTCGACCCTTTCTTGTGCAGAACGGCGCCGTTTGCAGTTTTCAGGCGCATGCCGGCGTCGATCGCCGCGTCGACGGCCGCCGTGTTCACGCCGCCTGCAGGCGCCGGTGCCGGCGCGGTCTGCTCGCGCGTGGGTACCGCGTCGACCAGCTCGTTCGGCGCCGCCGGTACCGGCGCGGTTGCCTCGGCGATCGCGTCGAGATCTGCCTCGGTCGGCTTGGTTTCCTTGAAGCCGTGGTACGACAGCGCGTGCGACAGGCCTTCGGCCTTGTGCTCGGCCGGGATGGAATCATCGGCGAGCACTTGCTCAAGCACGGATGCGCGCAGGCCGGCCGCGTGCGCGTCGATCGCGGCGTGATCCTCTTCGCCCAGGTGCGGGAAGGTGTAGCCGTCCTGCTCCATGGCCTTCTGGAAGGCTTTTTTCTTCTTGCGGGCCGGGATCAGTTCATCGGCCAGGATCTTGTCGCGCAGCGCTTTGCGGTTCGCCGCGGCGCGCGAGGCCATGTCGTGCTCGATGATCGCATTGGTGGTGGAGATCTCCTGTTCCTGGGCGGCGCGGCGCTGCGCCTCTTCCTCGGCGATCAGGCGCTGGATCTCGGCATCCTGCTCGGCCGGCGACGGCAGCGGCGGCGGCGCGAACATATCGGGCGTTTGCTGCTGGCTCTGCGGCGCGGCCTGCTGGCCCTTCGGGGTTGCCTGTTGCGCCTGCGCCTGCGCCTCGTCGGTCAGCAGCTGCTGATACTCGGCCTGCTGGTCGGCCGGGATCGCGACCCGCTTCTTGCGTTCGGCGATCAGGGTGTCGTACTCGGCGCGCTCTTCCGGGGTGTAGCGGCGCGGCACTGCGCCCTTGACGGTCGACGTGGTGCCGTCCGGGTTCTGGATGGTCTGATCTTCGGTACCGCGCCCGATCGCGCGGATCTCGGACAGGCGCGCGTCGATCGCGTCGAGCGGCATCTGCGCCGGCGTGGCCGGTGCCGCTGGAGCGGCTGGTGCCGCCGGCGCAGCTGGTGCCGCCGGCGCCTGCTGGGCTGCTGCTGCGGCCTGGGCGGCCTGGCCGGCGTTCGCCGCCTGCGACAGCGGGCCGGTGTTCGGCAGTACGACAGGCGCCGGCGCGGCCGGTGCATCGCCGTGGTTCTGGAATGCACCCATGCCGGCGCCCATGACGCCGCCCGTGATCAGCCCCGAGGCGGCGGCATTGGCCACGCCCTTATCGAGCGGGTCGCCGTTCGCCATGTTGGTGAATACCTGCTCTTGGGCGGACTGCGGCATTTCCTCCAGCACGCCCTCGCTCAAGAATTCCTTGCCCACGCGCGCCGCGAGCCCGCCCTTGACGCCGGTGGACTGCGCGCCGGTGGCGATCTTGGTCGCCGAATCGCCCATGAGCTTGCCCGCGCCCAGCCCGATCGCGGCCGTGCCCAGGCCTGCGGCGGCCGCCGGCAGCGCATAGTCGCCGTAATCACGCCCGGCAGCACGCGCCTGCTCGGCGATCTGGCCGGCGCTCTGGGCGCCCTCGATGCCGGCGCCGGTGGCGAGCAGCTTGGTGCCGGCCGCATCGATGGCATCCTTGGCGGCGGCGGCGCCGGCTTGCGTCTTGAGCGCGGCCGCTGCTGCTTCTTTCGCAGTCGCGCCGGCGGCGCTCGCAGCTGCGCTTGCGGCCTGCCCCTCGGCCGTCGCCATGGCCGCCTTGAGGCCAATGCGGCCAGCGAGCGCGCTGGTACCGTACATGCCTGCGGCCATTCCCGGGACCGATTCGGCGATGCTGCCGACGATCGCGCGCGGGTTCTTGACGGACTCCGCGAGCGTGTCCACGAAGCCGTCAGCATTCGCCACCTTGGCGTCCGAGGCCTTCTGGGCCGGACTCAAGTACTCGCCCATGCCATCGTTGATGCGTTTCGGCAGGTTCGGATCGTAGCCTACGGCATCCAGGCCCGAGCCGACGAGACCGAGCGATGCCAGATTGGCGGCGCCGATGGCAGATTGCCCCAGGTCGACCACGCCTTGCGCGAGCTTGATGCCCACGTCGCCAGCCGTGCGGAACAGGCCAGCCTGCTCAACCGGCTTTTCCGGCGGCTTGTAGCCGAGCTTCTGCGCGAGAACGGCCTTGTCGACCTGCGGGTAATACAACTGGTGCACGGCGTCGACGAGGTGTTCATCGTCGAGCCCGGCCAGTTCGGGGAGTTTTTGACGTACTGCGTTCAGATCACTCATTGCCGGCTTAATTCCTTGTCATTACATTCCGATTGCGGCCTCGACGGCCGCACGCTGATTGCCCACGCGGCCGAGCGCTTCGCGCAGGGCGTCATTGGTCGTGTAGTAGTCTTTCAGCGCTTGTTTCGTTGCCGCTTCGTCGCCCGAATTCGCCACCGCTTGATAGGTGCGGCGCGCGAGGATGAAGGCGTTGTTCGCTTGTGCGATTGCGTCGGCCTGCTGCATGACAACGCCATTCATGGCGCCGTCATTGGTGAGGCCGATTGCCTGCGCGATTGCGGCCTGCGAGCCCGGAGTCGCCTGCGGGCCGGCGGCTTGGGCTTGCGGCCGTACGCCGCCGACGGGCTTGAGCACGCCCGATGCAGCCGCAGGGATCGGGCTGGCCTTGGCGGCCGCGAAGGAAAGCGGCGGCAAACCGCCCAGCGCTGGATTTTTCGCCTGCGCAGCAATTCCCTGGGCCACCTCGGCCCTCGTTGTGCTTTTCGGCGTTGCTGCGGGCGAGGCCGGTGCAGCGGCGGCCGCCGGCGCGCCGCCTTTCTGCGCTGGCGGCGGCGACAACAGGCCCAGCGGATCGGCATCGGCCTTGCCCGAACCATTCCCCTGCTTGTTGAGCAGCTGCTTGATCTGGACGTTGAGCACGCCCTGGCGTTGCATGAGCTGCTGCGCGCCGGCGGTTTTCTCGTCCCAGGTGCCCTCGGCCTGCGACTTGTTCATGGCCGACGAGATTCCCTCGACCTCTTTCAACAGGCTGTTGAGCTGGGCGCGGGTCTGCGGCGGCAGCGTGTCAAAGCCCAGCTTCGTCGCCTTTTCTTCGGGCGTGAGCTTGCGGCCGAGTGCCTTCTCGGCGGCGAGCAACTGGCCCGATGGCGTGTTCGCCTCGGCGATCGCGATCTGGCGCGCCTGCAACGAACGCGAGGCCGCGGCGTCTTTCGCGCGCTGGTCGGCTTCCTTCTTTTGCAGCTCGTAGGTCCGGTCAGCGTGCGTATTTGCATCCCGGCGCGTGTTCGCACGGTCGGCGTGCTGGAGCTGCGTATTCATGTCGAGCAGCTGGTACTGCGCCTTCGCAACGTCCATGGTCGTGCGCGAGCCATCCGGGTTGCGCACCGTGACGAAGCGGGTCGGCACGTCCTCGCCGTTGATCTTGGTCGTGCCCTCTTCCGCCTTGATAATCGCGGCGCCACGCATGGTGCCCACGCTGTTGTAGCGCTTCATCGCCTCGTCGTAGCGCCCTTGCGCCATCAGAGCCAGGGCATCGTTGACGCCTTCATTTTTCAGCCGGTCCAGCACGGTTGCCGATGCAGCGTACTCTTCCGGCTTCATGTCCCCGCGCGCGCTCTTGCGGCGCAGGAATGCCAGCTGGCGATCGAGGGAGTCATTGAAGTCTTGCGCCTGCGGGATGCCGCCGGCGTTCGCTTGCAGCTTCGCGGCCACGGCCGGGTCGAGCTTGGGCGAGCCCGAGGTATCGGCGGCCGCCGGCGCTGGCGTGGCCCAGCTCGGCTTGGTCGAGGCGCCGGTCTTGACGACCGATGCGGCCGGCGCCGGCGCTGCTGCGGCCGCGCCCGGCAACAGGTCGGACGGCGGGGCGAGCGCGGCGTCGATCGCGGCCTGCTGCTTGTCCGCCGCAACCTGCTGCTGGGCGTCGGCGACATCCTGCGCGCCGGCGCCGGTCTGGAGCGCGGCCGCCTTCGCGTCGAATTCCTTGGCTACCGCATCGCGATCCGCCTTGTCGGCGTCCTTGATACGGTCGGTTTCCTTCCATTCGGTGCGCTGGCGGCCGCGCGCCTCTTCTTCAAACGCTGCGGCCTGATCCGCACGCTCATCAGCGCGTGTGGCGCGCGCCTCGGCCGCGTCCCTGCGTTCATCGTCCTTGCGCTGGCGTTGCGCGGCATCTGCGCCCTGAATTGCTGCGGCGACCCCGCCCCAATTGAATGACATGCTGTTACCTTTCTGTTAAATGCTGGGCATGACGGCGCCGACGCTCGGATCAATCGTTACCGGCGCTGTGCTGGGCGTGTAGTTGTCGACCCAGCTGGAGCCGGTGCCGGTGTAGTTGCCCTGCGGCTGGTAGCCCGTCAGCCCCCAATTCTTGTTGGCCAGAGCCGTGATTGCCGTCGACGCGGCGCCGCCCACGCTACTCGCGGTCGACGCGGCCTGCGCGTTTTGCGCATTCGCTGCGGATTGCGCAGTTGCGGCCGCGCTGCTCAGGCCGTTCATGGCATTGGTCACGAGGCCCTTGCCGAGCCCGACAGCATCCATCTTCTTCGCGTAGGCCTTGTCCTTGACCTGCTCACGCGCTGCGTTCTGGGCGCCGGCGCCCATCGCGGCGCCCTTGAGCGCAAGATTGGTGTTTGCGGCCGCCGATGCCGCGCTGGATGGGTCGAGCCCGGGCGTACGGCGCAAGCGATCCGCTGCAAGGCCCAGCTGGGTCGAAACCGTCGATTGCGCGTCGGCCGCGGCCTTGTCGTACTCGGCTTGACTGCCGGCAGCTGTAGCCTCCGCGACCAGTGACGTTTCGAGCGGACGATAGGTGCCCTTGTAGTAGTCGTATTGGTCGGTCGCGATCTCGCCCTGGTACGCGTTCGCGTCGGTGGCGCGGTCCTGGGCCTGCGTTGCATTCTTGGATGCTTTGCTGGAGACCACGCCGCCGACAACGGCGCTGCCGATAACGGCTGCTGCAACTACTGACATTGTTTATTCCTTATTAACAAATTTGGGATATGCCGGGACCACTTGCCGGTAATCGACCGTGATCTCGTCGCCATTCCCGCCGCCATGACAGCCGGCGATAGGCGCGATCGCGACAAAAGCCATGTCGCCGCGCTCGTTCACCGCTTTCAGTCGTGCGTTCGGGTGTTTTGCGTGGTTCACGTAGCGGCCGGCCAGGGTCCGGTACCCGTCGATGCGCGCCGGCGCGATCATTTCGCCCGGGGCAATGCTCGACGTGGCAAATACGCCCTTGCCCTCGATCGGCGAGTCGGACAGCCGGATCTTGTAGTGCCCAGGCGGGAGCGGCATTACGTCGCTGTCGTCCTCGGCCATTTGGCGTGCCTGCTCGGCGGTAAAGCCCATCTCGGCGATCGCGCTGGCGAAGTCGTCGCGGTCGACCTGTCGGCCGAGTGAATCGATGGCCAGCTGCTGACTGGCGTGCGCCTTCCATGCCGCGCTTCGATCGACAAAGTGCTCTTCGATCTTCGCCACGTCGGTCTCGTCGGTCGCGTAGATATTCAGCCACACCACATCCTCATGGATGTAGCCGACCTTGCGCCCGGGCTGGCCGATGAAGAACATGGGCGCGACCAGCTCGCGGGTCGACCCGTCGTCCTGAATCATCGTCACGCGGCCCTGCAGGAAAACGTTGATGTGCTCGTAACGCTGGTGGTGGCCGATTGCGAACGTCCCGGCCGGCATGAACACCTCGCGCACACAGATCCCCGGGCCGAAGCGGTGCACAACCGGGCAGGACACTTGTTCGAGTTGAAGCGATGCGTTTTCGGCCGCCTCGACCATTGCCGGCGTGATCGGCAAGCCGCGCATGAGTTCTGCGATCGGCGCGTGGGACGGTGATTCGTGGGTGCGCGAGAGTTCCAAGCCTGCCTCCTGAAAATTGATAGGCAGAAGTCTATGGGCGGTTCCGCGAACTTTTACTTTTTAGCCGGGCCTGTTGTATTGCACAATACAGGCGCCGGTCTGGACTATTTACGTGACGCGTTTCGGAAATTCCGCCTTCACGGCCGCCACCTGGGCGTTGTAGGCGTCCATCTTGGAGTTGTCGCCCTGAGACTGCCAGTACAGGGCGTCGGCGAGATCCGCCAGCGGTGGGTAGGCGGCGCGCCGGGCGGCCGCGATCTCTTCGGCGGCATCGGCGGTGCGCTTCTCGTCCGTGCGCACGTCGCGCCACAGGTGCGCAGCAAAATCCCAGGTGTCGTAGGGGTTCACGCGCGCAGGGATCGGGTGCACCGCGCCGTCCTCGAAATAGGACTCGTGCGAGTGGTTGCCCTCCACGGCGCGTGCGCCCGGCGGCGTGTTGCGCTCCAGGCTTTCCGGGCTCGATGTGTCGATGGCGCCCAGGTAGCGGCCATCCTCAAGAGAAAAGAAGGTGTATTTCATTTGTACGCTCGAAAAACGACGACGGACGTTGTGTTGACGACCGTGTTATCCAGCTCGATGTTAGCCCACTGGTTTTTCACTTGGACCGTTTTCCAGCCGGCCGAAAGGGTGACTTTGCCGATGATGACGTTCGGCGCCTGAACCGATGACGCCTTACGCTCGATGCCCGACCCGACCGCCATGCCATCACAGGTGACTTCCACTTGGCTCCAGTCGGCATTCGGGCTGTTCGAGAAGAACTGCGACACAGTGATGATGTAGGCATCGCCCGGGTGCGCCATGTAAAACGAGCTGTTGAAGTACTTGCTGCCGTTGTTCGAGCCAGGTGTTTTACCGTAGATCACGTCGTTGAACTGCTCCATCGTGGTCACGGACTGGTTGGCCAGCTTGAGGGTATCGACGGCCAGGTCGTCGATCTGCGCGCCGCCGACCACTTTCAGGGCCAGCTTGTCACGCTGGACCGAGTAGGCCGAGAGCTGCTTTGCGCTGATCGTGCCGGTTGCCACGAGGTTGCCGTCGATCGCGACAAGGCCCGTGGTGGCGTCGATCGCGAACGGGACGACGGTAGGCTTGCCCGGCGCGCCCACTGCGAAGATATCGGACAGGACGATGAACATGGATTCGGATCGGCCCTGCGGATCGACGCCGGCATTGAGCGAAACGCCGGCGACGTAGCCGTCGAGGTCGACCTTCACGCCCCACTTGCCCTTGAGCCCGTCGATGGCCGTGTTCGAGACTTTCAGATCCTCTCGGATGATCGCCGCGGACTCGATCGTGTTGCCCAGGTCGTCGGCCTGCTTGCGCACGACGGCTTGCAGCTGGTCGAACTTGGTGACGACGCTGCCGACCGGGTTGACCGCGATCTGTTCGCCCGACTGGATCAGGCCCTCATTGGCGCCCACGCGCGCCCAGATCGTGTTGATGGCCTCGGCGAGCGCGTTCTCGTTGTTGGTCCGTAGGGTGATCTTTTGCTCGACGCCGGCGAACGACTGCCCGACCGACGTGATGAACTCCTTCACCGAATTGAGGATCGCGGTGTCGGCCGTGGTGCGCAGCTCGACCTCGGACGAGATCGCGGCCGCGTTGTCGCCGATGGCGGTCGTGAGCGTGTCACGCACGTTGACAAGGGACTCGTTCACGCCCTGCACCACGTTTTGCACATGGTCGATGGCCGCGCCGCGCTCGCGCGCCTCTCGCAGCAGCTTCCAGGCAGGACTACCGGGCACGGTGTCGGGCGCGTCGATCGCCTGCAGGCGGGTGAACATTTCTTGCCAATAGGGAGAGCGCAGGATGCGATCGCGCAGCGCGTCGGCGAGATCCGCGAGCGGCTGGCCCGGCGCGCTGCCGCCTGACGCCAGCGCCGGCGCGACAGCTTTCGCCAGCTCCAGGGCGTTCCGTTTGTTTCCGGTCAGGTCGCCCATGGTCAGATAGGCCTGATCGCCACTGCCGATATCGCCGTTGCGCACTGCGATATGGTCCGCGACCGCGCGCAGGACATTGCGCACGTTCGGGTCCGCGATCGATGCGATTGAGGCTGTCGAAACTGCTGGTACTTTTGCCATTTACACTGCTTTCAGGCCTCGGATCGAGGCCGCTGCTTTCATCCATTTGAAGCGGCCGGTACCGCTGATCTCGAATTGCCACCGATCGGACGGCGGCAGGCCTGCGTGGCCCGGAATGGGCTCGCTCGGCAGGCGGAACACAGTGCGGCCGGTGTCGACGGTCTCGGTGAAGCCCAGCACGCCATCCTGATAGAACTTGATGGTGAAATTGCCGACGCACTCGACCTCGACGGCCGCGAGTACAGCCGGCGACTGCAACACGAGGTCGCCACTTTTCCAGGTCAGCGGGAGCATGTCGCCGCCGGCGAACTGGTACAGGCCGGTGCCCTTGACGATGTACATCTGATCCGAAGTGGTCAGCACGAGCGCCGTCGACGCCACCAGTTCGGGCAATTCCGTCATCTGGCCGCCTTCCGGCCCCAGGTCGATCATGAACGGCACGAACCGATTTTCACGCGAGAACACGATCAGCTTGCCGTCGTAGCTGGCGAACTGCATGCTGGCCAGGCCGGCGGCGTACCGCGATCGCCACACGTCACGGGTAAAGAAGCGCTCCGACAGCTGGAAATTCGGCTGGCCGCCCTCAATCGTCACGAGGCCATCATTGCAGGCGTAGAGGGCAACGCCGCCCATGCTGATCAGGGACCACTTGGAGGCGCCGGCCTGGGAGATCGACAGCGGTACCTGGGCCATGGCGTCCGGGCTCATGCCGGTGATGAGGCAGGGCTCGGCCACCGTCGTCACCAGCGCGCCGGCGCCGTGCGCGACCGCGCTGACGATCGGGTACGGGACCGTGACGACGTAAGACGGTGGCCAGGACCACGGCCGATACGCATCGCTAAACCACAGCTCGCGGCCGCGCCACGCGCACAGGATGCCGTTGCCGATGTTGAATAGGCCCTTGAGGTTGACCGGCGGCGGGTATGCGTCCAGGCTCGACAGGGACTCGTTCAGGTTGCCGGCCGTGACGGTATCCTCGATTTGCGGCTGGCCCGGGCGGATCGTGGTCGTGAAGTAGTAGTCGCCGGCATCGTTGGCGCCGGCGCTGCGGTATAGGCGCGCCTCCGTGATCGGCACGTACGCGCTTGCCGGGTCGAACTGGATCGTCACTGTCACCTTGCTCTTGTAGCTGACGCCGTTGTACGTGATCGTGGTGACATCCACTACCGTAGCGGGGCTCGGTGGCCCTTCCTCGTTGTAGACGTTGGCGTAGGTGTAGGCATAGGCGCGGGTCTCGGTGTCGACCTGCTTGGATGCCTTGAACGTCGAATCGGAGGCGTCCTGCGCGCTTTTCAGGCGCTCGGGATAGGTCGCGGCCGGCTCGGGATCGACGGTGGCCACGGGCGCGGCCGGCTCTTGCGGCGGTACCACTTCCACGCGCGGGCCAAGGGTCGGGCGCGGCACGCCGACGCGATAGCTGGCCGTCGGCGTCGATCCGCCGAGGGTGGCCAGCGACAGCAGCGTAACCCGGAAGTCCTTACCGCTGGTGTAGTACAGGCGGTCGTGCGCATCGCCGGATTGCAGCGGGCTCACTACCGCGTTCACGTCGTCGGTCCAGGCGTAGAAGCTCAAGCCGTCGTCACTGAACACGGTGCGCGCGGCGATCGCCAGCTCGCGCAGCATGAAGTTACCTTTCGCCGATCGCAGCTCGCCGTAGCCAAAGTCGATGTTCCGGGCGACCAGCGCGGCGCCCCACGGCAGTGCCGTATCGGGCACACGCGGCAGGATGCCGCCGAACGATTTCAAAGCCAGTGGTGCCGTCATGGCGCGCTCCCGTTGTCCTGGCCGGCGGTGGCCGCCTGCAGGCGTTTGTAGAATTCCCTCAACCCGAGGGCTTGCTCTCGCCATGCGATACAGGCGGCGGCGTTGTGGGCGTCGACTTCTGCGACTCCAGAAAGCGGTACGCCGGCGGGTTCTCGGTCAGAATCGGCGGCAGGTCCGGCAGGCTCGCCGGCCCAGGCTGCGTTGTATGTGCGCACGAAGCCAGCATTGACACTGCAACGGCCGTCATCAGCAGCCGTGACATAGACTGGTACCTGTTTTTCAATCGTTTCTCCCTTCTGGTAGATGGTGCGGATTCGGTCGCGGTACTCCACTTCCGTTTTCACGACCACGCGCTCCTGCGCATGCGCGACCTGGGCGGCGGCCGCCACGCGCTTGTCGGCGCTGTCGATCTCGCGCTCGCCGGCGCGGCCCTCGCCCCACAGGGCGCCCAGCAGGAAGATGCAGGCGACGGCCAGCAGGATCGCCGGCAGGCGGCCCCAGGTCGGCAGCGTCACGCCGGCGAGTTTCGAGATTTCCATGTGCTACTCCGTTCGGTTATTTCGGTGCGGCCGGCGGTGCCGGACGCTGGATCTGGCCCAGGCAGAGGCGCCGCTCGTAGTCGCGGCGATTGCGCAGGCCTTGGACGTGCTTGCCGCCGGCCATGTCCCACGCCATCAGCCCGGCGCAGGCGCCGGCGCGATCGCCGGCGTTCAGCTTCTTGAGCAGGGACGAATTGCAGTACGCGCTGCTGCCCACGTTGTAGGCAAACAGGGTGTATGCCTCGTATTCATCCTGCGAGATCGGGACCTTCGTGCACTTGAGGACCGCCGTTCCCTTGGCGGTCAGCTCGCGCGTGGTCAGCGTGTTGCACTCGGCCGGGGTGTAGATCTTGTTGCGCACCACGTCCTTGCCGGCATAGCCGGCGCAGACAGTCCACACGTTCACGATGTCCTCGTACGGCACATACCGGATGCCTTCGAGGGCGTTGACGCTGGTGATGAGGCCAGCCGTCACCAGCGCGATCGCGCTTTTAGCTATCGGGTCCTTCATTCGGGGTTCTCCTTTCATCGGTGTCGCGCGGGCGTGCGCGACGGTCCTTCGAGCGAGGGACGTAGGCGGCCGCGCGCTCGGCGGCCTTGTATTCGCGGAACATCGTCCAGGCCTTGTGGGCGATCATCAGCAGCAGGTACAGGGCCGTGAGCACGTTGACGATGTGCGGCAGGGACACATCGGAAAAGGCATTTACGGCAGCTACCGCGACTGGTGGGCTAGATTTGAGAGCCATGTCGGCAATCTCCTCGGTGGGTTGCATGGGCAGGGTGGTGGTTGGATGTGGACGAAAAAAAACCCGCTTCGCACGGGCTTCACCTTTGGTACTGCAACCCTTGCACCCTACGGGCGAACGGCCAGCTTGAATTTCAGCAGCGCGGCCAGGTCGCGAGGCGACAGAATCCGCGTGTGCTCGGGCCAGCCGGCCGCCTCGTACGTCATGACCGAGTAGCCGGCGCACGACATGATGCGGCGGGCGTGGATAAAGACCTTGATGCCCAGGAAGTTGATCAGGCCGATCACGGGCAGGGACAGGTAGCCGTAGTCGATCTTCTCGCGCAGGGCTTCGTTGATCGCTTCCAGCATGTCGGCGATCGAGAGGCCGGGCGGCCGCTCGTACACGTCGAATTCGCTGTCGGCCAGCTGGGACAGCGGGATCGCGTGATTGCGGCCGCCGTTGATCTCGGACATCCACAGGCCGCCGTTCATCCAGAAGGCGATGCCGACATGGGTGTAGGGGGACCGTGTGAAAAACTTGGTGAAGGGGGTGAGCAGGCCCTCTTTGCCGCGTACCGCAATCAGGTCGCCAGTTTCGATGCGCTCGCGCGCTTGGTCATAGTTCATGTTTTCCTTTACGACCCATAGAAGTCAAAGGTCACGTAAATATTGTTTACTGTGATGCTGCGGCCGGCACCGTCAGTAATGACGGCCCGTAAAGAAGCCCCGGCACTGCCTTCCATGTACCGGGCAAACTGATAGCTGACGGATGGATAATTGCCATTCGGGTTCGTGAGGCCCATGCCGAACGGGTTGTCGATGAACGACCAGACCACGCTGAACCCGTTGAACGCGCCGCTTACCGTGACGGATGGCTGGGCCGAGACCGTGCCGCGCCCGTTCGCGGTGTAGGCGCTGCTGTAGGCTTCATTGCCCACAGCGGTCAGCGGCTGCATGGAACTCTTGCCCCACAGGTCCGAAAAGCTGATCGAGCCGGCCGGCCGGCCGGCCAGCGCTCGGAGTGAGGCGGCATCCATCGACATGGTTGCGGTCGCGCCTACGCCCAACTCGGTATTGATCTGAGCCATGCTCAGCGCGCCGGATGCTGGCAACGTCATGGCAGGCTCGCTTCGATGCCGCGCACGGTCTGGATGATGTCGGCGTAGATCTTGCGAGCTTCGCCGATCGTCGCCGCGCCCAGAATGGAGTACTTGCGCATGCGCTGCGTGCCGTCGAGCTGGACGACAGCAGCGCGCAGCGCCGCGGCCTGGGCGAGAATCCGGTCGGCCGCATCCCGGTAGCCCAGCTTCGCGTTGTCGGCGAAGCCCGAGATCCAGATGCTTACGTCACCGGCATAGCCTGCGGCCTTGTAGGCCTTGGCCGCCTGCTCGCGCTGTTCGTAGCCCAGCTGGAACCGGGTAAAGCGCGTGATGATGTCGCCGATCGTGGTGTCCACGTCGTTGACCCAAGCGGCTTTGGTCTCGTCGTCGCTCAAGGGCATCTGAGCGACAGCCGGCGCGGACGAATTCGGCGCCGGCGGCTCGAATTCGCGTACCTGCTGCTCCAGGCGCGCATACAGGCCCATGTCCTCGGCCAGCTGCTGCGCGGCGGCCCGGATCTGGGCTTGCGTGGGCTCGCCTGACTTGGACAGCTGGTCAAGCGCTGGGAACGGTCCATCGAGCGTGAGCGGTGCCGCCACGCGGGCGCCGTTATCGCCCTCAACAATGGCATTGAAAAACAGCTTGACCACGCGGCCGCTGTCGATCGTCGGCGTCAAGCCGTTCATTCCTCGTTTCATTGGAGATCCACTTTCTGTTTCAGGAGGGCGATCAGTTCCATGGCTTGCGCGAGACTGTTCTCCAGCTGGACGACTTTCTTGGCCAGCTCCACCGACGACACGAGCGCCGCCTGTCCGTAGTTCACGCCCAGGTTGCCGTCCTTGTCCTCGGTGACGGTTTCGGGCAGCAGTTCGCGCCACGACTGCGCTCCCACGCCGGCCTGGGTCAGATCGATGTCGGTACGGTCATAGACGCCGGCCTTGACCTGGGCCAGCTTCGCCACGAAGTCGTCTTGAACCGGGCGCCAGTTCGTTTTCAGGCGCTCATCCGAGAATGCCGTGATGTTGCCGGTGGAAGTGAAGTTGTTGCCCGCCCAGCCGCCGACGTAACTGGAATTGACGCAGAAGTACAGCGTGCCGTCGCCGCCCGAATACATGCCGCTGTCGCCGTCGTTGTTGAAGCCATAGGTCGGGGCAGCCGCCGAGCCGGCATTGCCCAGAAAGCGGTTCGCATACGAGTTGCCTTCGGTCTGGAAGCTGGCGCCGTTGTAGACCTTGACCAGATTGGCGCTCTCGGCAAAGATGCCGACAGCATAGGTCTCGTTGTACCAGCCCGTGTTGCCCGACGAACGCCACCAGCCATCACTACCATTGGTGTGCGCAGGCCCGGACAGTTGATTGGCAGTCGTCGCGTATCCAACGCTGAAATTGCGCGGATCATAGACGTACATGTTGGTCGGCTCGCTACCGCCCCACAGCCATGCGGGCTGACCAGGCTGACCTTCCCAGTGGAATGCTGCATCCTGGCCCTGAACCAGTCGAACACGGCTGGTGGTGCCGGAGATATCAGCCGAACCGGCAGAGGCCGCCCGGTAGTTGCCGATATTGACGTTGGTAAGAACATCCTTCCATCCGGTCCAGTTGGCCCCATCCGTCTTGTTGCGGAACTTCATCCAGCCGTTGTAGTGGAACTGGATCTGCGTGATGTTTGTCGAGCCGCCCGGTGCCAGTACCAGCATGCACAAGCTGTCGCCGCTGGTGGTCAGGTTGTAGTAGCCGGGAGCGGTAAGGGAGTCTGTATTCCCGATTGCGGCCGAGCCTTGGTCGACCATGAAGATCGGCTTGCCGCTGATTCCGCCCCATGACACGTTGTCCGCAACGCGCGCCGAGTCCACGCGAACGCCATACGTTTCGTTGCCATTCCACCCCATCAAGGTTGGATAGGTGCTCGACCATGGGACGGACGAGTTTACTCGGTCGATTGCCTTGCCTTCTGGCGCCGCGCCACTACTCGCATCGAAGATGATGTGCCCGTTGCCGTAGTTCTGCCAGCGCAGGTGTCGAGAAATCCAAATGTCCTTGGTCCAGTCCATCCGATCGGTAAAGACATCGGCGCCAGAGTATTTCAGGAATGCTTTGACGCTTGCGGCATTGGACGATCGGTAGTAGTCGTCGCCTTTCTTGGTGATGATCGACGTGACCGCATTCCCGTTACCGCCCGGATTGCCATCATCGGTCATGTAAATGTAATTACCGTTGATGTAGCCGTTCGTGGTTCGGCGCACGATACTGCTTGGGTCGGCGCTTTCGCTCGGGTTCATGTTCCCGCTGTGCCACAGGCTGTATGCGGTGCCGCCGTTATAGCGGTACAGCATCGTGTTGGTACCAATCTCGGTCCACAGTCGATGTCGCTCCGACCCGTCGCCATTGATCCAGACGATGTCGCCGTTATCGTTGCTACCCGCTGCCGGCTGGAAAGCCAAGTCGCCGCCGCCCTGGGCCCTGAACCCGCCGGCGTAGCTGGTGACGCGGTTGCCGAAGAAGCTGGTGCCATCGCTCACGAACTGGAACGCCGAGCCGCCAGCGGTCGGGGCGCCGAAGTGCAGGCCAATGGTGTCCAGGTTGTTGATGCCCGCGTTCTGCTGGAAGTAGCTCAGGCCGTAGCCTTGAGCGCTACCGAAACGCCAGATCGGGTTACGCCCGTTTGCGACATAGGTGCTGCTCATGAACCCGCCGGCGCCCGATGCAATTACACTCCCCGATGCGGTTACATTGCTTGCCGCAAACTCGACGGCTGGGTCGCCGCCCGCCAAGCCAACACGCCGCCAGAGGGACCAAGAGTCGGAGGTTTTCACCCGCACGAACGTTGCCCCTGCGGGATAGCTGTTGCCCGAGCCATAAGAGGTAACGGTTTGCTTGGCCCAGCCGGCAGCAGCGCCAGTGTTGTCGTGGCCCTCGACCATGACGTACCACCAGCCAGTGTCAGGTGCGTTCGTCAATGGGTTGCCGCGATAGAAGCCGGTCGCGGTGAGGTTGTTCAGATCCGAGCCGCTGATACCGAGCGACATGCCGCTGTTGAGCAGCCCGACGTGACCAGTCAGGGCCAGCTTGGAGCTATCGGCCACGGTAATGTCGGCCGTGCCGTCGAATGCCACGCCATTGATTTTGCGCGCGGTTTGTAGCTTGCCCGCGCTGCCCGCGCTGCCCGTGACGTTGCCGGTCACGTTGCCGATGACGTTGCCTGAAACGTTGCCGGCGACATTGCCGGTGAGGTCTCCGACAAAGCCGCCCGTCGCCTTGACGGCGCCTGCCACTTGCAGCTTTTCGCCCGAGAACTCGGCACTGGCGCCTACGACGACGTTGCCGCCGCCCTCAGAAAGCAGCATGGCGCCGGTACGGCCGACAAAGCGCAAGCGGGTCGTGCCGCCGCTGCCGTCGAACAGGTACAGGCCGAACGTGTCATCGCTCGCGCGGTAGAACAGGCGGGTGTACTTGCCGCCGGCGCCAGAAGCCCAGGTTGCGCCGACCTCGGCGTTGCCCGATACCGTCACGTTGTCGGTCAGGGTCGGGCTTACGAGAGGCGCTGCGCCCAATGCGGCGCGCGCTGCGGCCGCCGTCGTCGCGCCGGTACCGCCCTTGTCCAGCGACACGACGCCCAGCGCGTTGCCGCTCGCGCGGGTGTAGTTCATCATTTCCCACTTGCCGGCGCCGATCGAGATCCATTCGCACCAGTCGCCGGCGGCCGTGATCATGCTCGCGCCGCCCAGGATCGTGTTCGCGATCACGTTATGGGTCAGCGTCAGTGCGCCTTGAAAGCGGGTGCGGCGGATTGCGCCGATCGGCGCCGTGTCGAAGGCGTTGATCGTCGTGGAGCCCGAAATGATGATCGTGTTGGCCTTGGCCGAGCCGATCAGCATCGAAGCGGTGCTCGCGAGAGTGACGGTTTGTGCCTCGTTCAAGGCGCCCGTGAGCGCGCCGGCGCGCGCCGGCAGGACTGCGCCGGCGGTGAGGCGCAGCTCGGCGGGGTCGCCGGTGTTGAAAGCCTTGGCCGTGGTGCCTTCCTGGGCGCGAACGACGGTCAGCACGTCGCCGGCGCGCGCCGTCACCAGCAGGATCTCGTGATTGATCTCGGCGGTGCCGAAGAGCTGGAACAGCGTAAGCAGGAAGTCATCGCCGGCGCCCGGGTTCGGGAACTTCGCGCCGTCGCCCGCCTGCAGGGTCAAACTCGTGGCGGCCGCGGTGATGTCGGCCGCAAGTTTCGACGTTGCGTTGTTGGTGAAAAGCTGAGTCATCAGTAATCCTTGACCTTCACGATGAATTCGTCCTGCTTCACGCGGCCGTCATCGGTCTCGATCGTGAGCGTTACCTTGTAGGTGGTTTTGTTGGCGCCGCCGCTGATCCACACCTTCACCACTTTGCCCGTGACGGTGAAAGTGACATTCAGGCCGGGTTTGTCGGCGGTGACGGTGCTTTTGCCGGCGTCGATCTGGTCGGTGTCGGGGAGCCAGTCCTCGTAGAGCACGTCGTAGTCGAGCTTTTCGCGCGGCTGCTTGGTGAATGTTTCTAAAATCATGTGGCCCTCATGGTCCGGTTCTCGTAGGGGATGCGCATGCTTCGCGGGTCTGCGGGCACTCGGACGCTGCGGCTGGCCGGGGCCAGGGTTCCCGGGTTGGCGATTGGGTCAGCGGTAAAGCCGACGGTGACGGCCAGGACGGCTTGACCGCTGGCGGCGCGCGTGCCGCTGGCCGTGAGCCAGCCGGACGCCGGGATGTCGGCGAATGCCGGCCGATAGACCCATGGCGCGGCCAGGAGGTCGTTTTGCGTCACGGCGGAGGCACTGCCCAGCTGGGCCAGTCGCTCGGCCGAGGTAAAGCGGCTCATCGACGCGGGCGAGGCTGCTCCGCGCAGTGCAAGGCGGCCGTCGGCGAAGAAGTCGATTACGGTCGTTACGCGCGTGATAAATGCCTGCGTCGTGGCAATCGGCGGCACGTCCAGCGTGGTGCGCGCGACCAGCTGTGCGCCGGCGTTGTGCGTGTGGAGCGGCGTCGCGGTGAAGTTCGAGCCCCATCGGGAGAACGCCCCGTCGGTAGAGGCCAGCGCATCCAAGTTGCTCGACACGCCCAGGCGCGCGCGGCCGCCGTGAGTCTTGAGGGCGTCGGCCGGGATGAAGCTGCCCGCGATGCCCATGTCGGCCAGGCCGTTTGCCGTGCGCAGGCCATTTGCCGAGAACCCGGTGGTGGCGTTAATCGGCGCGACATAACCATCGCGATCGGTTGTTGCTTGGCCGCTGCGCTTGACGCTGCCATCAGCGGACCCTGCCGATGCCGCCGGCAGATAGGTGAAGAAATACGCGGTGCGCTGGCCTTCGGCCGTCATGGCCGAGGTGCCCGCGCTTGCAGCGGCGCCGATCAGGACTCTCGTGCCGTCGACGGCGAAGCTCGATCCGATGGTCGCGTACACGTCGGTGTAGCGCGCCGTCATCTTCGATGTGGCGCGGCTCTCGGCGGACGAAGTGATCGCGATCACGCCATCTGCCGACAGCGCCGTGGCGGCGGCTGTTTTGGCGGCGCCCAGGCACATGCGCACGCCGAGCGCGTCGAGCTGCGCGCCTGAGCTGATTACTACAGGATCTGGAAGCAGCGCCGTACGCAACGGCGCTGCGGTGAGAGTTCCCACGGCCGCCAACAGTGCGGCGCCGAGGACGGAAGCGTTTACGCCGGCATTGAGTGCCGCACTATTGAGACCGAAGGAATTCATGGGCCGCTAGATCAGTCGACGGAGACAACCAGGGTGCCGGGCGCGAAGCTCAGCACGTCGCCGACTTGCAGGGTCTTGGCGGACTGCATCGGCGCCGAGAACAGCATGTTGCCGGCGGTGTTGGCGTCGTAAATGCCGACGTGGGTGACGGTAACGGCCGAAACCGTGACGGCCGGGAAGGTGATCGAGGCCGCATTCGTGCTCTGCTGGGCCGAGCCGGCCGGCGCCGGTGCCGTCCATGCGCCGGTCGGCTGGCGCGTGTACCACGTCCCGCTTGGGACCTCGTTCAGATTGCCGGCGTCGGTGGGGTCGGCCGTGAACAGCGCGAGGCGCAGCGATGCCGTCGCGGGTGCGACAAAGTTGGTGCCGCGCAGCAGTGCGTTGATCATTTGCTGCTCGGCCCAATCGGATAATCCTGCCATTGGTGGCTCCTATAGTGATTGGTGGGTGGTGAAACTGGTGGGTCAAGCGGCAGGTGCGGCAGGCTGCGCGGGCGGGGCGCCCGTTCCCTTCACGATCGACACGAAGCTCTGGCGGTGCAGCGCGGCGAGATCCGCATTGCCGCCGTATTCGCTGTCCTTCTCGTAGGCGCGGTACATCAGGTAGTCGACCAGGGCGCCGGCGTAGTCATCGGGGATCGCGATCGGGCTGTTCAGGCCGACCAGCGGCGGAATCGCCTCGTAGGTCACTTCCACGGCATTGCCGCCGGGTGACGGCGGGTAGACGTAGAAGGTGCACGGATCGGCCAGCGTGGCGAAGGCGAAGTGAATGACGCGGCGCCCTGCCCGGCTCGGCGCGTGCCAGTCGGGTACCTGGGCATCGAGCGACTTGCGCGCCACGAGCGTGATCGCATAGCCGTCCTCGTTGCGCGGCACGTCCAGCAGCGCGCGCGCATCGTCCGGCAATACCTGCTTGGTGCCCTTTTCGAGCGTGAAGGTGTCCGTCACCACGTAGAGGGTCGGGTCGAGCATCGCCGCTTCGCGCTGGCCCTCGTTCAGCCATTCCAGATGGCGCGCCTGGGGCCAGCGACGGTAGCCGGTGTCTTGGAGCAGGCTTGCGGCGCGATCGATGATCGAGAGGGCGGTAGTAGTGGGCATGGGTGGAGTCAACAGGCGAAAAAAAAGCCCCGAAGGGCTCGATCACTCGAAGCGGCGCGATCGCACGCGCGTCGACGTGCGCCCGAATGACGCTTCGGCACGAATGCGGGCGTCGGTGCGCGCTCTCTCGTAGATCTGGGTGTAGGCGCCGGCGATGGCCGGATTCGTCCACTCGTGGCCAGGGATCATCAGCAGGCGCCCGACGGCGCCCTGGCCGATCTCGTGGCCGTAGTCGTCCAGCAGCAGGTCGGCGACGTTCTGCGCGTTACGGGCCGGCTTGGTCGCCACCAGCAGGGAGATCGCGCCGGCGATGTCCTGGGCCGGGGTGTGGTCGAGCGTGAAGGTGCCGTCGCCGGCCTGCATCAGCGCGAACGGCTCGCCGTGGTACTCGTGGGCGCGCGGGAAGTTGATGTCGCCCTGCTTGATGATGGCCAGCGGCCGCATCAGGTAGGCGGCCTCGATGACCAGCGTGGGTGTGGTATGCGGTGCCGAGTCGATGTCGTAATTGATCTGGCCGGCTACCACGTCGATCGGGTCCAGCTGCTCCTGTACGACCGATGAGGCCGCACAGAAGTCGATACAGATCTGCCGGATGTGCAGCTCGGCGAGCGGGTAGGTGCAGCCTGGGACGTAGGGCAGCACGTACGGCATGAAGTCAGAGAGGGCCGCCATAGCTCGCCGTTACTTGACGATGCCGACCTTGACGTTGTACGAGAAGCGCTTGACTTCGCGCGACACGATCGTGTTGTTCGCGCCTGCCTCGTAGACGGTCATGGTGGCGTTATCGAGGATCTCGGCGACTTCGGCCGGCACGATCGACGGCACGCCGCGCGGAATCAGGATGCCATGGCCGTTGATGGACAGGAAAACGGCCTGCTTGCCGGCTTCGCCTTCGCCCGAGTGGATGGTGATCTCGGCCATCTGGCCGCTCATTGCGCTGTGCGCATCGGTGACGGCGATCTTTTTGGCGCGCGGGGCCGCGGCTGCTGGGGTTTCGTCGTCGATGGTGGTAACGCTGGTGTCTTTTGCTGCCATGTTTTGATGCTCCTGAATTGGAAAAGGAAACGCCCGCGCGCGGCGGGCGTTTATGGGACGGGTCTACCGATTACGCGGTGACGGCCGCCTCCAGGCGGGCCATGAACTGGTCATTGAGGATCACGCAACCTTGCATGGTCTTGAAGGCCACGCGGCCGCGCTGGGCCATCGGGTCGCTGTCCGACGGCTTCGGGTTCACGACCATCGGGGTCAGTGCGAACATGCCCTTGAGGGCCACGATCGCGTAGGCGTTTGCGCCGATGAACAGGGCCGGGTACACGTCGGCCTGGGCGCCGTTGGTCGACGTCATGTTGCCCTTGACGGCGCCGGCGTCCGCCCAAGGGGTGAAGATGGTGGACGACAGGTAGCGCACGTCCTCCACCTTGCCGATCTCGTTCTCGTACGGGGTCATGGTGCCGTACTTCTCGACCGGCACGAACACGCTGCGGCCGTCGGCGCCGACCATGTTGCGCACGTCGGCTTCCATGTCCGGGTGGATCAGGGCGATGTAGGCCTTTGCCACCGCTTCGGTACCGAATGCCGGGGTGGACTTGACCACTTTGGTGATCTGCTCGGCGTTCTGGCGTTTCAGCGCCTTGACGACGCGGCGCTGCGCGGTCAGGTTGATCGGGGTGTTCACCGCGCCACGGTTCGCACCGTTCGCGTAGACGACGTTGGTGCCCGCGCGCAGCACGCCGAAGCGCATGCGCTCGACCATCTGGGCGGCCTGCTCGCCCAGCAGCTCGATCGCCTCGTTCAGCACGTTGTCCTCGTGGGTGTCGAGGATCACGTCGCTGATCGTGATCATCGAGCCGTATTGAACCAGCGTCACCGGGATGTCGGTGAACTGCATGGTTTGCGAGCCCGGGGTGACGCCTTCGGTCAGCACGGCCGGGGTCGGGTCCAGTGCCGAGTAGCGACGGAACACCATCGTTTTCGAGTTGTTTGCCGGCAGGGCCTTGGCCTGGCCGAACTTCTCGATGACCATGAACGGGAGCGCGCGTTTCAGCAGCTCTTTTTCTGCATACGCGGCGGTACGCGGCGAGATATCGCCGTAGTTGGTTTGTGCCATTGAATTTCCTATCTATGTGGCTTGTCGACCGAGCGGCCGGGAGGGTTTTGGATCTGTTGAGGCGTCAACAGCAGCGTTGCCAGTGAGAGACCGCACTGGCACGGGTGTCAGGCCTGATCCCAGGCCCGGGCGTAGTCGTCGGCGGCCGCCGGCTCGCTCGGCAACGACATGCCGCCGCCGCTGCGCACGCCCTCGGCGTCGTCCAGGGCGCTTTCGTCCACCGTCGATGCGCCGTTGCCGCGCGACTGCTTGAAGGCGGTCAGCATGTCGATGATTTCTTGGGCGCTGCCGCTGTCGACCACGCGCTGCAGGCGGTCTTGCTCTTCCGGGGCCTGCGAGCCCTTCCACGCGCTGAATTCCGGCGAATCGACCACTTCCATGAAGTCGTCGTGCGCGTCCTTGATCGCCTTGAAGTGGTTGGCCTGACGCTCGCTGGTCAGGTGGTGGATCACTTGATCCACGGTGGCGTTGATGCTGCCCAGGCCTTCGCCCAGCTCGCCCTTGCAGATCTGCTTGATGAAGCGGGTCAGCAGCTGTACGAAGTCCGGGCCGAAGTCGTCGGCCAGCAGCTGCGCCGGGTCGCCGTCCGGGTCCTCGCCGGCGCTGCCGCCGGTACCGCCTTCGCCGCTGCCTTCGCCGTCGTTCTGGGTCTCGCCGACGTTGGTGGTCGAGATCGAGGCTTCCTTCGCGGCCAGCTCGGCCTCGCGCGCTGCCACGGCGGCTTCACGCTCGCGCAGTGCCTTCTCGGCATCGCTTTCCTGCGGTTCCTGGGCGGTGGCTTCGGCCGGCGCGGCCGCTGCATCGGCGCCGCCCGTATCGGTGGTAGCGCCTTCGCCCTCGCCAGCGGCCGGGGCTGGGTCGGTATCGGCGAGGCCGAATGCTTCGTCCTCGCTGATTTGCTTCTTCTCCGCGTCGGGAGCGTCGAACTGCGCCGCGAAATCGGCGTCGTCCTGGTCTTGCTGGTCTTTGGTGGCGATTGCCATGGTGTTTCTCCTGTGTGGATGGACGGCGCGGACGAAAAAAAACCCGCTCAAGGGCGGGTTTCATGCGTGCGGTCGGTGTTTACGCTTTCGCGGAACGGTCGGGATCGTCGGAACTGATCGCGAGGTGCAGCGCGCGCACCTGGGCCAGCGCGCCTTGCGTGTATTGCAGGCGCTCCGGCTTGGTAGTGGCCAGATCTTCGAGCAGGTCAACGGCCAAGCTATCGAGCAGGGCCAGGATCAGCTTCGTTTCCGGCATCGCGCGGTACTCGCGCAGCTCCTGCGTGGCCGCATGGATGCGTGCGCGGCGCTTCTCGATGTCGATCATGCCGGGACAGCCTGCGCGGCCAGCGTGCGGTGCAGATGCGAACCAGCCAGCTCCGCATAGGCGGTGCCGCTGCTGGCCGGCAGATCCTGGGCGCGGTTGTGCACGATCGGGACCGACGTGCGGGCGTGATGCTTGCCCGCCGCGTCGAACACGGCCAGATTGACGTTCTGCGGCGAATTCACCGCCACGACGACGGCGTACAGGGGCACGCCGGTCTGCTGGGCCATGGCGCCCGGCCCGCTACGGTCCCACGGGCTCGGCCAGTACTCCATGGGCATGCCGACTTGAGGAAAGGTCATGTGTTAGCTCTCGATTGCTGGGGTTTCGATACCGGCACGCTCGCCGACGTTGGCGCCGACTTGGCCGCCTTGCGGGTCGCGCTGCGCGGCGAGATCCGGCACGGCTGGCACTGGCGCCGGCGGCGCGGCCGCTGGGTCGGTGCTGGTCATTCCCGGCTGAGCGGGATCGACCTGCGCAGCTCCTGCGCCGGCCGGCATGACTGGCGCCGCCGGATCTTGCGGTGTCTTGTCGACGTAGCCGGCCGACTTGAGGATTGCATCGCCTGCAGGCGCAATCTCGGGCCGCTCGGTGGCAACGCCGCCCGCCTGCATGCCGGCATAGGCCGTGTCGACCTTCGTTTTCGTGGCGGCCGCTTGCAGCTGCTCGACCAGGGCGGACAGTCGCTGCACTTCGCCGATGACCTTGTGCACGTTCGCCTCGGCCAGCTGCATTTGCAGCTCCTGCATCTTCTGGGCGAACTGCGCTTGCTGCTTGGCCGCTTCGCTGTTCTGCTCGGCCTGCACTTCTTCCTCGCTCTTGATGATGCTTTGGAGGTCGTGGGCCTCGGCACGCTGGCGCAGCAGCTCTTCGCGCTTGATATAGGGCGCGTCGTCGGGGCTGAGCGTGGCGGCGAACTGGTCGAGCTGCTGGGCGCGGATCTCTTTCGCCATCAGGGACGCAGTGCCGCGCGCCTTGATGTCGAAGTCGCCCTTGCAGTCGTTGTCCGGGTTGAACTGCATGTTCCACTTGTACAGGGCCGTGATGAAGGTGCGCGTCACGGCGTCGTAGTTGGTCAGCAAGTCCTTCATGACGATCGAGGCGTTCGCCAGCAGCATCGACATGCCCGACGCGGTGCCGGCCGCGCCGCCGGTGGCGTTCTGGCCCTGCATGTAGCGCGGGATCGCCGTCACGTCGTCGGCGTTCTTCTGGAACATTTCAACGATCGGAAGCAGCTCTTCCAGGCCCAGCGGCACGTTCAGCACGCGGATCGCCGGGCTTGCGGCGTCCTCGCCGTTCCGCTTCCACAGCTTGAACGGGTACATATCGTCGGCGCGCTCGCTCGGCGAGAGCAGCTTCATGTTGACTTCAAACTGCGGGCCGGCCGTGATCGCCGCGTGGTCGAGAACCATGCGCGTTGCCGCGTTGATGGTGGTCTGATCGTCGCGCATGATGGCTGCGAAGCCGTCCGCGAAGATGCTGGTCTCGTCCTTGTCGCAGTAGTACAGGTGGTACGGGTAGGTGACGCCGTTGATCGGCTGGAGCACGCACTTGATCACTTCACCGTTCGGCAACAGCCAGGTATTCGCGAAGAAGGTCTCGTGCATCCGTTCCTGCGGTACCTTCACGCCGACCTGGGACAGCTGCTCGCCGTCGAGGTATCCCCAGCGCTCGATCACTTCGTACTTGCCGTCGTGGTTCACGCGCGCATTGGTGCGCACGCCGATCTGGCGGATCTCGTTGTCGTAGGTGGACGACGTGGTGGTCTGCGCGCCCTTCGGATTCGCGAGGATGTAGGCGCGGATCTTGTCGCCCTTGAACGACTTGCGCTTGGACAGGGCCGCGATCTGTGCCCGGGTGAACAGGTGCAGCTCGTAGACGAAATTGCAGTCCTCCAGCCGGGTCGCCGACATATCCGGGTAGAACCGCCACAGGGGCACGTAGTCCACGAACGGGACGACGTAGCTTTCCTGCTTCATGACCCAGCGGCCGTGCTCCAACACGAACTTGTCGCGGGTCTTGCGCTCGACCAGCGGCGCCTTGAGCACGCCGGTGCCGTACAGGTGGCCGGAATGCAGGATCTCGCGCGCGGTCTCGCGGTACCGGGCCTCGGACAGCTGGTCATCCATGATCGAGGTCATCTTGTCGGCCGCGCGCTTGACGTACTTGCGCACCGCTTCGTCCTGCTCGCGCTGATTCGGCGCCCGGCCGAGGGCCTGGGCCAGCTGTGCGAAGATCGCCACCTTGCTCTGGCGGTCGATCGACGGTACCGGCGTAGGCTCGGCCGTCCAGTTGCGGTCGGAGTTCGACGGAAACAGGAGATCCGCCACGCGGGCGTCGACGGTCTTGACCTTGACGCGGGTAGCGCGCACGTACGCCTTCGAGCGGTTCCTGCCGATGCGCTGCTCGATCTCGGGGTCGTAGATGCCCTTGTACTGGCGCAGGTCCTGCAACCAGCGCTGCTCGGTCTCGCGCCGGTCCAGAACCGCCTGCTGGAATTCGGAGATCAGGACGGTGCCGAGCGCATCCATGGCGACATAGGCGGTGTTGTCGTCGCGCTGGAACCCTTCGGCCGCTGCCGCTTCATACTCCCGCTGGTCTTTTTCTAATGCTTCGGTCATGGACACGTCCAAAAAAAAGCCCGCTCGCGGCGGGCCATGGTGATTCGTTGGTGGGCGGTCAGTGTCGCGCCCAGGAACTGCTGTATTCCGCGGCGCTCTGCGCGGCCGCCTCGTTGCCGGCCGCCTCGGCGACCTGGGCGAGCTGCACGGCCGCTTGCGATGCCATGCTGGCCACGCTGGCCGGGTCGGTGCCGGCGTCGGCGCCGCTCGCCTCGATCACAATCGAGGTCGACGGCTGCTCAGGCGCGTTCCATGTGTTGATGTAGTCCTGATCGGTGTCTTTCATGCTCAATACCCTGCTCGTGATGCTGGCGCGGTGTCCCCGCTGCCGTAGTCGTCGCCCCGATCGCTGCCTTCGCGCTGCGCACGCGGTACCACGTTCTCGGCGAACGTCATGGCCAGGGCGTCGGCGCCGTCCGGGGAGCGCATGCCGCGCTTCTTCATGTCGTCCTTGGACTCGATGAGGCGCGAGCCGTTGGACGACGTTTTGTAGCTCGGCGCGGAGATATCGGCGATCAGCGCCGGGTCTTTCGGTAGCCTGTTGGGGCCGTCCTCCAACCATTCCTTGAGCCGGTACCAGATCTCGGCGCGCTTGTTGGCATACCGCTCGCTGTCCTCGGCCCTGGATGCGCTGTTCACGCCGATGACGGGCACGCCCAGCTCCTTGAGGCGGTCCACGATGCCCGACCCGATGCCGATCTTGTCGACAAAGATGGCGTCAGGCTTCGGCGTCAGGTCCTTCCAGTAGCTCGCCAGGATGCCGGCGACCTCCATCGGCCCCTTTTTCTCGTGATATTCGATGCGGTAGCACGTCCGGCCGTGCCGGAATGCGATCGCGGTGCGGTCGGCGCCGTATTCGGCCGGGTCGCACCCGATCACGAACGAGCCGGTGCGCTCGCGATAGCCGCTGTTCACGGCCGCCATGACGGTCGTTGGCGTGATCAGCGGGTCGGTGGTCGCCGATCTGAAAGCCAGTGCCGGGGTGGCCGGGTATTCCTGATCGAAAAGCCACTCGAAGCCTTGGCCGTACGACACGATCTTGTTGCGGCGCCACGCCATCTGCTCCATGTCGAGGCCGTACGCCTGCATGTAGGCATCGTCGTCCTTCGACAGCAGCAGATCCGGCGGCACTGGCGCGCGATACTCGTCCTGCCAGAACCACGGCACGAAAATCGCGATGTAGTCGCCGATCCCGGCCTCGGCGTTCTGCCACATCTCGTGGTAGGCGCCGCTCGTGCCGTTCGCGGTCGACTCGATGATGATCTCGGTGCCGTCGATGTCCGCAATGGTGTTGCCCAGGCCGGCCATGTGGCTCTGGGCGTTCTTCCAGAATGCGAACTCGGAAGCGTGCAGCAGCTGGGCGGTGTTGCCTCGGCCCACGTCGGCGCTGCCGGCGGTCGCCAGCTTGTAGCCGCCGTCCAGCTCGCCGAACAGCAGCTCTTTCGCGTTCGACGCCTTGGTCGACGGCGCGAGAGGGTTGTTATCGTGATACCGCTTCACCATCGTGAAGAGGTTGTCGGTTGCCTTCTGCTCGTGCGCCACGATGAAGGCGCCGATGCCCTCGTTGATCGAGGTCCGCGCGTAGTAGCGGCCGGCGATGTACGTCGAGGCGCCCTGCTGGCGGCCCTTGAGGATGATCGCGCGCACCTTGCCGGTTTTCGCGCGCTGCTCCTCGATCCGCGCATGGATGTAGTGCTGCGCCTTGTTCCAGATGAACGGAACCTTGCGGCCCGCCTTGTCCTTCACGAAGAAGCAGGTCTCGCAGTGCAGCTCAAGGTCGCTGCGCAGGATCTCGACGGTTTCGGCCAGCTCGCGCTGGTAGTTGTCATTGTCGCGCGGCAATTTTGGCTTTCACTTGCTTGATAACCTGGTCGACCTCGCTGCCGCCCTTGTTCTCGTCCGCGTCGACGCCGAACGCCTCGCGCTCCAAGCCGACCAGTACCTTGAGGGAATCGGCCAGCGTTTTCATCGTGCTCGACCGGCTCGCAAGGGAGATAACCTTGCGGATCAGCTCGTCGCGCTTGTCCTGGCCCTTGTCGTCCGGGCTGTACACCATTTCGCGCAGCTGCTCGACCAGATCGAGGTGGTCGGTTTGTCCTTCCAGCTCGGTGAGCAGGCGCATCGTCAGGCGGCGGGACCGCTGGATGTCTTGCCGGTGCGCAAGGATGATGTCGGATTGAAGTGTTGCATTTGCTTCAACAAGTTCGCGCTCGTAAGCGGCGGTTTGTATACTTACCGGCTTGCTAACCGCCGCCGCACTAACCTTCTGAGCTGCTTTTTCCCGGATCTTCGCGCCCAGGTCACGAGTCCAGCCCTCTTTCTTCGCTTTCTTGAGGATGCCGGCGTCGGACACGCCATATTTCGCCCCGATCACTCTCAGGGACAGGATGCCGGCGCGGTAATCGACCTCTACCAAGTCCCATTGGACGGGTGCCTTCGGTTCTGCCATGGATGTATCTGGCTTCGATTGCCTGCCTGCCGGCGTCTATGGCAGTCTCAGCGCTCCTTTCTCTCTCTATGGGTGTCTGTGTGCCTTACAGGGCGGTTGAAGCCTCTACGGGCTGTTGTGGCGCGTCTGCGGGCGGCGCGGGAGGCAGCGGGTGCAGGCGCATCAACACGCGGGTGAACTGCGGGCTCGTGCCCAACAGGTAGGCGGCTCGTGTGCTGATCCATTGCGGGATGCCGGCGACAAGGCGAATCTCTTCCTTCGGGATGGCAAGCACTCCCACGTATACGTCGTTGTCGGGCAGGAGCAGGATCTGAACTGCATCGCGGCGCACACTGGTCTCCATCACCACGTAGCGCAGTGGCTTCCATGGCGGCGGATCTCGGTCGACCTGGGCGCGCTGCCGATCGAGCGCCTGCAGGAAGCCTTGCGCGTCATCCAGCTCGGCCAGCAGTCGGGCGACGTGCTCGCGGATCTCGGTGGCCGGATCTACTGGCGGCGCCGGCTCGATGGTCGACACGCGATCGGGGACGACGTGCTTCGGATGGCACACGCGCGGCTCTGGCTCGTGGCCGGCGTAGGCCTCTGCGGTAGTCAGCGGTGAGATTGGTGCGCGGCGAGCCCAGGAGCGCACGAGTTGCATGTCGTCGTAGTCGTCCTGGGTGCGATCGAGGGCGATCCATGGTCGGATCGGATCTCGGGCGTCATAGCACGTTGGCTGCGGGACCTCGTGGATTCGGAAGTCCGGGCGGTCCGTTGTGGTGCGTTTCAGCTTCACGGGGATTCCCTTGTACTGCGTGGATCTGGCGATAGCAGCGCTGGCCAAGCGCATTTCCGATCACTTCCCAGCGCAGGCCCGGGCATTCGCCCCTCGGCTGGGGATCGCTATCTGGTTTGGAGGCTGGCCGCCTTCGAGGCTGACCAAGCCTGCCCAGCTGGGCCAGCCCCCAAACCGGATAGCGCCGGCGCGCGGCCGGCTGGTATCCTTCTAGTTCGTACTCATTCAGGAATGCAACGATGCCCACTCTGCTGTACGCGCGCCCTGCGCTCCCCCGCCGCTACTGCGAAAAGGACAGCCCCATGCCGGCGGCCGACAAGGACAAGTACCAGTGGGGCCACCCTGACGCCGAGGATGTCGGCGCGTTCTTCAACCTGCGGCTGTACAAGTGCCCCTACTGCGGGCTCACGTTCCACGCGGCGGCGCCCTCTTGATCGATCGGAGGTAAAGAGCGCGGCGCCGGCGCACGTTGGCTTCCTCGCCGGCCTGCATGGCGTCCGAGCCGTGCCACATGGCGACAGCCAGGTAACAGGCGGCCACGCCGTACGCGAACAGCTCACCGATCATTCTGGGTCCGTCCATACGCCGCGGCCGAGGTGAGTCCAGCCCAGCTCGGCCAGCGCAGCATGCAAGGCATCTGGGCCGGCGCGCTCGATGGCGGCGCGTAGGCTCGGTGCCTCCATGGCGACCCGGGCCGCGTCCGCCTGCTCAGCGCTGTCGGCGAACACGACATCGTGCAGGCCATCCGGCGGGGTCCAGCCCAGCGCCTGCAGGCCCAGGTAGACGGCTTTGTCCTTGGTGCGTACCAGCTCGCGCTGCATGCGCTGGACAGTGGCGCCGAACTCGTTGACCGCGTAGGCGTGCAGCTCGATCTCGCCCTGGTCGCAATTGATGTAGGGGTAGACGTGGTTGGTTAGTTTCATTTTGCAGAGGAATCGGTCAATCTGGGCACGAGCTGGTACTCGTACAAGCCGGCGCCCAGGTACCGCTTGTTGACGGCATGGCCGCCGAACCGTTCTTTGCGTAGGTGGCGCAGCTGCGCGCTGACGCTCGCCTCCGGTGCGGCGCAGGCCTGCGCGATCGCCCGGAGGGTTCGCCACTGCCCATCCTTCACCAGCTCGAAGATGGCGGCCTGCTGCGCCGACAGGCGCGCATCGTCCCGCTCGGGCTTGTAGTCTGGTCCGTTGAAGTGGGTCATGGCTCCCCTGGTGGTGTTCTTGGCAGGGCTTTACGTGCCCGTGCTAATTCTTCGGTCGTTGCCCGTGCCGCTTAAAGCACGCCGCACAGTGGATTGCAGCCCACCATGCGGCGCGTGAAGTCCGGCGGGATTCCCACGTCAACGACAGCACCGTTACACGCCACTGGAGTGCTAAGGCGTCGCACGCTCGCTTGGCCGCAAGTGTCAGTACGTGATCCTTACGTCGGTTTCGACACGCACATCATGGAGATGCAGCGACGAGCCCGGCGGGATCGAATAATCTTTGAAGCAGTACAGCTGATTTCCGTTCGCGTCACGAATACTCACGCGCAGAACGTCGTTGCACAGGCGCTCGATCACGATCTCGTCGCCCTTGAGCGTGAACGTATCGCGCCGCGCCGGCGCAGTCGGGAGGATCGGCGCGGGGCGCGCATGGGCGATCGCCAGCAGGTCGACCTCGCGGGTGCGGAACAGGCGGACAATGCCGGCCAGGACGATCACGGCGGCGAACACGTAGAAGATCCAGAACGCCCAGGTCGGCGCGCCGAGGTGGGTCAACAGCAGGAAGTAGGCAGTCAGCGCGCCCAGGCCCAGCCCGGTCGGCAGGTTCTTACGGCTGATCACGATGTCGTTCTGGTCTTTGTTCATGGTGCGGTCCTAGAAATGAAAAAGCCCCGCACGAGGCGAGGCTTGGAATGTGGCCCGACTTTTTTACAGAAAGGCGGCTGAAAACTGGCGATGTCCTACCGAGCTTTTCGCGAGCCCCGTCAGACTCACTATCCCCTGCAGGGGACCGTCCGGGCGCGGGCAGTCGATACAACATCACGGCCCCTGTCTTTCCAGAGTGTCAACCTCATTGCCCATACGGCCTATCAAATCTCGCGCACAGAGGTGGCGTCCTATGTCTTGCGTATGGCTGCCCCGGTATAACCGCTGTGCCCGGGGAAAGTGCTCGTTGCGGTCACTCCTACGCCTCACGGCGTTTCGCCCGGATCTCACGGGCTCGTCAGGGAGTGTTGTCTGTTGGCCGCCCACCGCTCACTGTAAGCCGTGTGCTTTCTCAACCAATTGGGATACTCATGCCGCTCATTACCAATGCGGAGCTAACCCGCATCCAGTGCGCGACCAACAAGACAAACGGCGCCCGGCCGGCTCTCTTGTTCGGGGCTGATTCCAGCCTCGGAACTGGCCGACCCACACGGGCCGGCCTTCCTTTCGCTCTGCGCCCAGCCCTATCTGGGAAGTGGCGCGACGTTCTGGCGGGGGAAGTAGGGATCGAACCTACGAATGCCGGAATCAAAATCCGGTGCCTTGACCAACTTGGCGACTCCCCTCTCGTTTCGCTAGACCCACTTTTTAGATCTATCGAATTGGTTTGAATTTTAGGGGTAAGTGTGCACGTTCTCCCAGCGGTATTGTGCGCAAGCAATTTTGCACACCTCTGAAAGCCACTATCCATGCGGGTTTCAGCCGGTTCGCATGGTTCGCAAAACTCTGCTTACCTGCTTACCAAACGGCTCAATTCGCCCTTCCGATACTTGAATAATTCAAGTATTATGGTGCCTCACCCGCAAGGGTGAGCAAAACCCACACCAAACCCGCCCTGGTGTTACCGCGCTCGGGCACAAACTGAGGATCTAACATGACCGCAACCTTGCAAAACGACTCCACCGCAACGCACGCTCTGGATCTGGCTTTTCGCTCTGGGATGTCCCGCTCGCCTGACCTGCATGGCGCGATCGAGGCCGGCGTTCCGGTCGGCGTCGTCGCCGGCGAGTTGATGGTGTTGCAAAAGGGGATCACGCTCCCGCGCTATCTCGCGAGCGGCGGCGCCGTGTTTGTCGACAGCGGCGCCTTCTCGGAACTGAAAACCCAGATCGAGCCGGATTTCCCGGCAGTGCTGGCCACCTACAAGCGGATCGCCGAATCCACCCTCGACTTCGGCATCACGCCGGCGAGCCTGTACGTGGTCGCGCCGGACAAGGTTGGCGACCAGTGGGCATCGATCGAGCGCCTGTGCAAGTACGAGAACGAGGTCCGCGAGCTGATCGCCATGGGCGTCAAGGTCATCGTGCCGATTCAGACTGGACCGCTGGCGGCCGCCGACCTGATCGACACCATCGCCGTCATCCTCGAAACCCGCGACTTCACCGTGGGCATCCCGAGCAACGCGGCCGCGATGTCGGTCGCCGAGTGCGCCACCCTGAAACACCACAGCTTCCACATCCTCGGCCGCGTGCAGAAGGACCCGGAACAGATCGCCCGCATCCTGGCCCTGCGCGCCCAGCAGCCCGACGCCCAGATCACGGCCGATGCGAACTGGTTGCGCAGCCGCCTTGCCATCGTTTCCCAGAAGTGCGACGAGTTGCGCGCCCACCGCGTCAGGACCAACAGCACGAATCTGATCAAGGTCCGCACGGTCGTGATCGCGCAGGCCATCAAGGACGATGCAACCTGGGCAGCCGCCTAACAACACTCCGGTGGCCCTGCTTGAATTATTCACGTACCATTCGCAATGGGGCCGCCTCTCCGACTGACCATCCAAGGCCTGCCGAAATGAAAACACAACACAATGAAGCCACCTCCCTCTGGGAGAAATTTAAGCAGCAACCGCCGTGCGAGCCGGTCCACGCGACCATCGAGCCGGTGCGCGAATACACTGCCCGGATTTGCAAGACCATGGGCTCGCCCTACAGCATCGTCACTATCCCCGAGGGCAACCCCGCTTACATTCAGGGCTTCCGCTTCGCGTGCATCCCGAACGCTTTGCTGGAGCAATACCTCGCCGGCGGCGCCACACTGGTACCGGACGATCCCCAGGCCGCTCCCGACACCCCCGAACCAACCAAAGGAAAGCCCATGGGCGCACGAACAAGCAATGAAATGAAGCAGGCGCGCATCCTGCTTTGGACCGGCAAGACCGGCTACGCCGCCGCAAAAGAAACCGGCATTAGCGAAGGCGCGATCTCCAAGTGCAAGGTCTGCCAATCCATTATCAAGGCAGTGAGCAACGCGAAAATGTCCCTCTCGAATGACGAGTCGTCGACCGATGCCGAACTGCTGGCCTACTTCGAGGGCGAGCTGGGCATGCCGGCGAACCACGCCCGGGCCTGGGTCAAGCAGCGCGACCACTACCTGAACAACATCGTGGTCGACGCGCCAAAAGGAGCGGCCCGTGTCTAAGTTCTTTGGCCCGCCCGGCTTGAAGCGAGAGGGAGAGGAAACCGTCGACACGCCGATCGGCGCGCCCTGCGTCCTGTGCGACGAAGCAATCGCCGAGGGCGATATGGGCTCGGTGTACGAAAACGGCGGCGCCGTGCATTACGAGTGCAGCATGCGCGGCGTAGCCGGCAGTGTCGGCCACCAGCTCGGCCGCTGCTCCTGCTACGGCGGTACCGAAGAAGATCCGCCGGGCCTGACTCCCCGGCAGGCCGCGCGTGCGGCCGCCCGGATCTTCCACTGGAAGCAAGAGCACGGGCTCCCGCCAATCGCGCGCGCGCCGCTGCACCCGACGTTCCGCTTTGTCGCTACCGGCGTCCACCTGGGCATCTTGTGCGCACGCTGCGGCAAGACTTCGTACAACCCCAACGATATCGCCTACCTCTACTGTGGCCGCTGCCACGCCTTCCACACGCCGAAGAAAGGAACCTGACCATGGCATTTGGTCCCGGCAAATACGACGACCCCTGCACCCATGCTCGCCTGCAGGCGAAAGCGGACGGTGCATTTCTTATCATCTTCGGCGGCCCGGGCGGCGGCGGCTTTGCCTGCCAAGCCTCACCGGCAGTCACCGCTACCCTGCCGGCGATGCTGGAGGACTTCGCCGCCCAGATCCGCGAGGACCTGCTGCGCAATACCACGCTGCGCGCGCTCTGGTGGGAAAACCTGGGCGGTGCCGAGCGGGACTACTGGAACAAGCGCGGGCACAATCACGGCATGGAAGGCGCTTGGGCGAGCTTCGTCCAGACTGGCGGGCGCAAGGCATGAGGCTGACATACATCCTTGACGACGCCGGCGATCCGATCCCGTGCGATGACATCCTGACCTGGGGCCAGTGGATGCAAACCCATCCCAAGCACATCGGCGACACTTGGGTAGACGATGTGCGGATCTCGACCATATTTACCGGCGTCGATACCGGCTTCCACCTTCCCATGCTGTTCGAGACCATGCTTTTTCTGCACGAGAAGCCGGTCGACGGCCGCCGCTACAGCACGCGCGAGGAAGCTCTCGCCGGCCACTCCCGCTTCGTCAGCGCCGTCGAGGCCGAGTACCAGCGCGCGCAGTCCCTTACCGCTGAAAGCCTCGGCCGCATCATCGCCCAGGCGCGCACGCCCGTAACACCGCAACCCAAGATCTACACTACTCCGCGCCTGCCCGGGCCGGCCGCCGCACGTCGCCGGCGCCGTCGCCTGAACCACGCGCGGTATGTCCGCATGGAGAATCAACAATGAAGTCTCAAGCTGAACGCCTCGCCGTGATCCGCGAGCGGGAGGCCGATCCCCAGGTCTACGTCCACGGCAACAAGGTCGCCAATGCGATCAAGGCTGGCGTCGACCCAGCCGAACATAACGCGCTCATAGCGAAGGTCCACCGCGCCACGTCGCCCAAGGCAAAAGTCATCCTGCTACGCGAGCTGGCCGACGGGCTGAATGCTGCGGCCGCGCCGCATGTCGCATGCAGCAAGGGCTGTTCGCACTGCTGCCACATGCCGGTCCTTGTCGGCGCCACCGAGGCGGCGCAGATCGCAAAGGATATCGGCGTGCCGATGGCGAAGCCCGAGTTCTCATTCCCGCCCGAGCGGGATCTCGCCTTTGATGGCGTGCCGTGCACGTTCCTGGTCGACGGCGCCTGCTCCATCTACAACTCGCGGCCGTACGCCTGCCGCACGCATCTGATTGTCGATCGGGATGAGACCCTGTGCGAGATCTTCCCCGGCGTCGAGATCATTTCGCCAATGCTGCGCGTCGACACTTACGACAAGGCCTATGTGCACGCCTTTGGTGAAGCCGAGTGGTCCCAGATGGCGGACCTGCGCCGCTTCTTCCCGAAAGGCCGAGGCAAGCGATGAACCTGAACATGAAGCGCCCGTGCGCGAACTGCCCGTTCCGCAAAGAGGGCGCGATCCCGCTGCGCGCCGGCCGGCTTGAGGACATCATCGCCGGCCTGCTGGCCGACGATGGGCACAACTTCGCATGCCACAAGACGACCAACTTCCCCCGCCGGATGCGCAGCTCGTGCATGGGCTCGATCGCCTACCTGTACCGGGCCGGCCACCAGTCCCTTGCCATCCGTGTCGCGATCCGCTTCGGGATGCTGGAAGCGTCCGAGCTGGAAGGCATGTACGACGAGATCCTTGAGCCGGATGCCAATGGCATGCCGGTCTACCCACCTTCACCTGAAAGACACCTATGAGCACGACCAACAACACGAGCACGGCCACGCCTGCACCTGACGATACTCGGGCGCTCCAAGTTATCGCCGACTTGTCCTCGAACGTCGACATCGGGATCGTCCAAACCATCAACACCCTGGCGAACGAAGCCCTGAACGCCCCCGCCGCTGTCCCGCCGGCGTGCGACAGCGAGATCTTCCAGGCTGGCGCGGTCGTCGCCGTCATGGATGCCGGCATGCTGGCAATGGAAGGCCTGGTGAAAGAGGCCAGCCGCACCGCGCCGGGCATGGACTGGCACTACGTGGCCGGCCGCGCTGTGGTCAAGACACTGGGCGATGTCCCGGCGGCTCAATCGGCACTCTTGCGCGCCATGCCAACACTTTTGCAGCACGTAGAGGCGCCGGGCGTAGCTGACGGCGTGCTGGGCGAAGCAGAGTCGCAGCACATCGAAACCGTACTACGCAGTCTGGACTCCGCGGAATGGCGCGCGATGATCACGGAGTTCCCCTCAGTCATCAAAAGGGAGGAATCAGTTGGGCTACTGCGCCGGATCGTTGCCCATATCGAAAACGGCCGCAGCGCTGGCGCCAAACCAGCCCCGGAATCTGCCGAAACCCGCACCAATGCTGGCTTTGACCCTGGCGCCGGATTGTCCACGAGCGACCTCATTTTCCGCTCGCGCGCGGCCGACCTGCTGCACCTTCTGCCGGCGGATCTGGCCTTCCACCCGCACGATCGCGCCGCCGGCGAGCAGGCCCTGCAGGCGCTCCGCAAGCTGCTGCGCATCGAGCCGAACGCAGGGACCTCGGCATGACCCGCCGCACGCCCCCGACCGCGCCGACGGCGCCGATCGACTTCCCACGCGCCGACCCGGCCGAGCTGGCGAAGTTCGACCCGACAGCCAAGCAGTGCGCGATGAATTGCAGCCGTAGTGCGGCCGACCCGAGAACGGACGCCGAGCGGATCATGCTTTGCGGCGACTGCAATACGATGGACCTGAACAACACGCACCTTACCAGCCTGCTCGCCGATGCCCCGGCCTTCCGGCCGGATCTGCTTGCCCGAATCACCAAGTACACCGACCGGGCTTTCCAGCGATACAAGGATGCTGAGCGGCTTGTGCTTGACCCCCGTATCAAGCGCACGCCCCTGGAGCAGAACACCGCGATCTCGCACTGCAACGCGCTGGAGTTCCACTACCGCGTGGCGGCCAACCTCCGCCGGAAGTTGACTCTCCAGCTGGAGCAGGTTGACCATTTCCTCTACGCGGTCGAGAAAGTGGAGGATGGCTGTGTTTGAGGGCAGGATCTACAGGTATGGCGGGTACGGCGATCGCTCGATCCGCTTCGCCGACGAGGATGGCGGCGTGGCGACGACCGCCTACAGCTACAAGCTGACGGACGAAGAGCGCGCGGAAATGGCCCGGCGAATCACGGCCTCGCTGAACCTGACGCGCTTTCTGTCGGTCGCGGCTATCGAAGCCCTGCCTGCGATCTCGGCCGCCGCCGCGCTGGCCCAGCTGGAAGGGGCTGGCCTCGTTGCGCGCGTCACTACGGAGGAAACGAATGTTTAAGGGAATCAGGTATAGGCTGCACGGGTTCAAGGATCTGTGGATCGCGCCGGACGAGCGCGACGGCAAGGGCGTGGCCACGGTCATGTATTCGCAGCTGCGCGATGCCGACAAGCCGTTGATGGCGCGGCGCCTGCTGGCCGCGCTGAACATGACGAGCAACATGACGCTGGAAGAGCTTGAAGCGGCCGAGGCGCTGCCAGCGACAGACGCGATCATCGGCGCGATCGACGCCGCCCAGCTGCGCGAAGCGGCCGCCCTGCTCGGCAACCTCGCGCACGCTGGCCCGCGCGCCCATGCCGAAGCCGTCCAGGCAATCGCCGCCATGGGCTACAAGAACGGGCTCCGCGATGCGATACCGCACGACGGCCGACAGGTCGGATGGATGTGCCCGGGCGATCCTGACGCCGGCAGCGCCTTTAGCTGGGGCCGAGATCTGCCGAATCAGCTCCCGCCGAAGTGCTCCACCCCGAATTGCGGCTGCACGAAGATCCGGGTTTGGGTAAGGAGCAAGGCCTGATCAGGTGAGGCGCAGGCCGCCAACAGCGGCTGTGTGAAGGAAGGTTTGTTGGTGGAACCGGCCTGCGTCTCAGTTCCTACTTTATTACTCCTTTGAACTTGAATCTTTGACACGTCGCAAGAAATTGCCAGTAGAATTTGTAATTCCTACTTTGGATTGCACAATACAAAGATGAATCAACCGACGACCGCCTTCTATTCCGAGCTGCAAAAGGCCTATGACACGTTCAATCGCCTTCTGTGGGACGGCAAGCTGCCGCAGTGCCTGATCACCTTGCAACGCAAGGAGCGCGCCTATGGCTACTTCTCGCGCAACCGCTTCGGCAACCAGAACGGCGACAAGCTGCACGAGCTGGCGATGAATCCGACCTACTTCGCAGTCGTTCCCCTGGTCGAGATCATGGCCACCCTCGTGCACGAGCAATCCCACGTATGGCAATACGAATTCGGCAAGCCCGGCCGTGCCAGCTATCACAACCACGAGTGGGCGGACAAAATGGAATCCATCGGGCTCATGCCGTCGTCTACCGGCCGGCCTGGCGGCGCGCGCACGGGCGACAAGATGGCCGACTACCCGATCGAGGGCGGCCGGTTCCTTGCAGCCTGCCGCGAGCTGCTGGACGATGATTTCAAAATCGCGTGGTACGACCGCTTCGGCCAGCCGCCATCGGCCGGCGCTGAGCCATCCGGCGCCGCCCTGGTGCAAACCGCACAGCTGCCGGCGCCGGCGACGACGGTGGCCGCGCTCACGGGCCTACAGATGGAACCGGCGCCGGCGAAACCCACGGCCAACAAGAGCAACCGCTCGAAATACACATGCGGGTGCGATGACCCCGTAGCGGTATGGGGCAAGCCCGCCCTGAACCTGATTTGCGGAGAGTGCACACAGCGCTTTACCGAGATCCCCTAACTCTGGAGAAATTATGTCCACATTCCCCTTTGAAGCCGTGTATGAACGGCTCGCGCGCGAGCTGATCGGCAAAGGCCTGCCGAAAGGCGACTTGCCACCTGTAATCCTGACCGTTGTTGTCGAGGGCGAGCATGTCGTCCATGTCGACCCGTTCCCCATTGCGCAAATGATGACGAGCCCGGCCGGTTCGCGTGCTGTCGGCGCACTCTTGCAGCGATATGTGCCGGATCTGCCGCCCAATGCGTGCGCCGTCCTTATCAGCGAGGCCTACGTGCGTAGTGTTGCGGCCGATCCGAACGCCGTGCAGGGCGAGATCCGCAAACAGGCCGGCATCCCTCGCGACCTCAAGCACGACCCGCAAGCACGAGAAGTTGTCGTTATCCAGCTTTATCGCCCAGGCCAGCAGCGCACAGGATCTCTACCTATTCTTCCAGGCCGCGTCCTCGAATACGCACCACTCGAACCAGAGACCGCCGTGCACGCCGGGCGGCTTTCCCCGGACACGCGGCCGCAAGCCGATCGCGGCCCGATCCGGCCGACCTTCGTTGATGCGCAAGAAAAACAGCGGCTGAATCCAGCCACCTTCGAGGCCCCAACGGCCGAGGAACTGGACGCCGTGCGCCCGGGCTGGCACGTCAAGGTTTGCGTTGACGACTTGGAGCGATTCTGGGTCAAGGTGGCGACGATCAACGGCAACAAGATCAGCGGCAAGGTGGATAACGATCTTGTTCTGACCGCGAAGCATGGCCTACTCCTTGGCGACATGATCACCTTCGAGCGCCGCCACGTCTACCAGATCGGGAGGGGCTGATATGTACCAGCCGAACCCCATCATCGTCGCGCGCGCCGTCGACCTGTGGAAGCGCGCCCTGGCGGCGCCCAAGTACCAACACGAGCGCCCGGAATTTGCCACGCTCATGACCGACATGCAGAGCATGATGGCGGCCCGAATCCCGAAGAACAACACGCCGGACGTGCTGGACAAGTTCGGCGCCGCCCTGCACGAGCTGCTGTTGAAGCCGGACGAGAACGGCCGCCATGTCGATTACCTGGGCGTCGACTATGGCCCGGACAGCACACTCCAAGCGGCCGCCGACGTGGCCGGCCTGCGCATGGAGTTCCCATGGAAAACGCGCATGTACTTGCTCTCGGATTGCGTCAGCTTCTCTATTGGCGCAGGCGGGCACACGCTGTACCATCATCCGATGCCCAACGGGCGCTGGCTTCTCGCCCCACGGCATATCGAGCACGACCTGGGCGAGATCGCGCGCCGCGTCGACGCCGGCGACACTGGCGACATGGAGGTCGAAGGATGAAGATCCGCGCCGACTACAGCTACACCGTCGAGCATGGCGTGATTTGCGTGATCGACAACGACAACGGGAAGAGCGTCACCAACGACGCGGAGGGCGTGATCGCGGATCTGGCGGCCGCCGGCGTCGACCTCGCGCACACGCCAGTGATCTACCGCGACACGCTGGGCGTGTGGGATCAGCTGCTGGTGGCCAATGGCCAATTCGCAGCTTTCAAGAGCATCAACGAGCGGGACAAGGACGACGCGATCGCCACGATTCTTCACGTACCGCGCCAACTGCTCGCCGAAAATGCGTGGACCGATGAGGTCCGGCGCCTGCTGGGCGGCCGGGCCTTCACACAAAGCGAGTGCTACGACCTTGCCGATATGTACGCGGCCAAGCGGTCGCCGGAAGAAGCCGCCGGCGAGCTTACCGACTTCCCACTCCCCGACATCGGCAGCCAAGATTGAAACCGCGCCGGCCGGCCGCCGGCATCCCACACCACGAACTAGGAGATCCACATGAATCAACAACCGTACCGCGCCGCCCTGGTGTATATATCCACGAATCCCGGCACTAGCTCTGCGCTTGGCCTGGCCAAGCTGGTCCTGTCGCTCTACAACCGCATTCACCCGTTTAGCCTTGGCGCGTGCGTGTTCGGGCTCGATGAGCTGCGCACCAAAATGGCCGGCGATATGGTCACGGAGTACCTGAACCACGGGGAGAGCCCCGAACTGCTCGAAGTGGGCGCGATCGTCAAGACCATGTATCCCGACCTCATCGACCTGTCGAAATTCGTGTTCGACGCTTGCCAGCAGCGGCGGCAAGCCGAATTCGAGGCCAAGCTCGGCGGCGGCGGCATGACTTCCAGCCAGCTCGATCGACTGGACGAGTACGCGCAGCGCCTGATCGACAACCCTGACGATGGCAGTTTCGGCGTGCTGTCGACCGGCGAGCGGATCTACGTGCTACTGGCGGCCAGCCGCGCCGACCTGCTGGACGAGTACCAAGACACGGTACCCGAGGCACTGGCCCGCCTGGGCGCGAGCGATGCCGCAGCGCTGGTCGAGCGCTGGGGCCGCAGGCACTACCAGCCGTTCGTGCCGGGCAAGCAGGAGGCCCGCTAATGAGCACGCCACCGGACTTCTACGTTTGCATGGATTGCGGGCAGAAGGTCTCCGCAGATCCTGCCGAGTTCAGCGAGGAACTGTGCGACTCTGACGACGCCTACGCCGGCCAGCCTGTCGGGCCAGGGTGCACGCTGGAAGCGCGCTGGTGGATCGTGCCGAACGAAACGTCTACGAACGTTCAGCCTGATTGATCGAAGCCGGGGCAACCCGGCTTTTTCTTTTGCGCGGCCGATCGGCGCGCAGCTGGGGAAGCGACTCGACCGCCTTGCGGAAGGCGGCCAGCTCGGTATAGCGGTAGTCGCATAGGTGGGTCCGCTGATCGCGCAGCTGCTGGAACAGCGCGAAGGCCTGCGCGATCGGGTCCACCGCCTACTTACGCATGCCCGAATAGGAGACCGTCGACGGCGCGTAGCTGCGCGACGGCGCGTACGAGGTCGACGGCGCGCGGTAGCTGGGAGCTGCAGGCGACGACTTCACGAGCGAGACCGGCGCCCGCACGGGCGCGACCGGGCGCGGCGGCGGTGGCGGCGGCGCCTGCTTCACCACGACGGTCTTGTGGATCACGGTCTTGTTGATGACCGTGGCCGGCGCGGCCGCCGGCGCTGGCGGGGCATTGCTACGCGCCGTCGAGGCGCCCAGCATGTAGCCGGCTGCGCCACCGAGCGCGGCGCCGGCGAGCATGTCACCCGCGCCCGAGCTGGCCGGCGCAGCGTTGACGATGACCGGGGCGGCGGCCGGGGCGGCCTGCACGACAGTCGGCGCGGCCGGCTGGTACGCCGGCACCGGCGGCGGCGCTGGCGGCACGTCACGGGAACAGCCGGCCAGCGTGGCGGCCAGGATCAGGAACATCGGGATCAAACTCTTTTTCATGCGCTACTCTCGGTGGTGGATAAACTGGTCATTGCACGAGCGCCGGGCGATCGACAGCACTGGTCATGGTCTCGTGGGCCTTCTTGAGACTCAAGCTCATCGAATACGCGGCCTCGGCGAATTTCTTGATGTGGTTGTAATAGGTGCGCCGGCACACGCCCAGGTCGGACGCAATGCGCTTGGCGACGGTGCGCTCGCCTTCACCCAAGTAGTGCGCCTTGAAGGCCTCCCACTCGTCCTTGTACTTTTCCATGTCCGAACAGGTATGGATCGCCATGTTGAAGTACTGCATGTCGGGATAGTTGCGGCCGTTCAGCTCGCGCCCGCCACCTGGCCCGTTGACCAACCCATTCAGCGTACTGCCGGTGGAATACGAGTTGATGTAGAACCGGCGTGTTTTCAGCCAGCTCACCCACTCGGTACAAAGTTCTGCAATGAAGTCGTATTTTTCGCGTCGTGCCATGAAGCGCTCCCGTTGATCCAGGGATGATAAGAGCGCTTTTCCAGAACTTTACTTTTTAGAGGGCAACCAGCCACGGCGACCGACGAAAGAAATTTAGCATGGGCTCGGTGAAGATATTCCGGGCGCGCGGCTGGGCGACTTCGAGCACTGGCACGCCCTCTTCCAGCAGCTTTGTCCGGTCCCATGCCCGGGTCGACAGCTTGTACTTGATGCCGTCGCGTATCAGGCACCCGCGCTCGACCAGCTCCGCATACAGCTCGACCAGCTGGTCGTGGCTCATGCCGGCCGGCGCGCGCAATGATGCGAAGTCCCCATGAATCTCGGTGGACTGGTAGATCGTCATGGGGCCATGCTTGAAGAAGGTCCGTAGAACCTTCTCGCCCCGGGAATTTGCAGTTGGATACTTCATGTCGCGCGCCTCGCTGCGGCCGCACGCGGCGGCCGCGCCATGGGTTTAGACCGTTGCCGGCTTCGAGCTGGACGCCGCGGCGGCCGCTTTCTCGCGCTTGGCGGTGCAGCGCGGGCATTCGCACGGCGCCTCTTCAAACGCATCGGCTTCTTTCGCGCGCTGGCGGATTGCGTCGGCGAAGCGCTTGCCCTCAACCGGGTCCAGGGCTTCGATCAGCTCGATGCACTTGTTGCGCTCGACTCGCTCCTTCACCTTGATCAGCGCCTTGAAGGCCTCGATGATGTCGCCCGGCGTTGCCGCATCATCGTTCAGCACCGACTCGACGATATCTTCCGGCGCCTGCGAAGCATCCACCGTCATGACTTTCACGTCGCCCGGCTGAATGCCCAGCACCTTGTTGCCGAGTTCGGCGAGCGTCTGCTGGACGGCATCCTCGATCAGCTCTTCCGGCAGGCCGCCGGCGCGCAGCTTCTCGCGCAGGTCCGCGCCGAACTGTTCACGGCGCGCGGCGATGGCCTTGTCTCGCCATGCGTCCAGCTGGGGATAGTGAGGCTCGGCAGCCAGAAACTCGGCGCGCGTTTCGGGCGGGATGAAATTGCACTCGAAGCAGGCGCGCTCCCAGAGTTCGAGCTGGTCGAGGTCACGGCCGGCCAGCCAGGCCGACTTGTCGTCGTCGCTGTAGAACGACATCAGGACGGGCTTGGCTTCGGTTTTCTGTGCTTGTTGCATGCTGCTTTTCCTTCGGGTGGTGGTTGAATTGTTATGCTGCTTTGCGCTGCTCTTCGACGCGGACGACGTTGCCCTTTGCAGACCGCCGCCGCATTTCACTATCTGCGGCCGCGAGCTGCCCGCGCATCGCAAGCTCAAGCTGGCCGTCGTGGACTTCCAGGGCCAGCGCGATCTCCGACATGCCGGCGCCGTCCAGCCTTGCTATCCCATGCTGCCCCGATCGCGTCCAGGCGCGTGTGATCGCCTCTTGTGCGGCAAGGAACGATGCTTCGTACTCGGCGCCGATGCCGCGCTCCGACAGAATCATTCCGATGTTCACGGCCTCGCATAAGGGCATCCATGTGTATTCGGTGACGGCCGAGCTGGTTTTGATCAGGTGCAGGGCCATCCAGTTTTTGATGCCGCGCTCGATGCGCAACAGCTCCGATATCGGCTCGGCAAACCCCGCCTCGATAACTGCGTGGTGGCCGAGCATGCTCATGATGCTGGCGGCTGCACCGGCGTGGCTGACGCTGGCCATCCGGCGCGAGACCGCGCCCTTCTTGCTGCGATCGTTACGCTTCGACTTCGACTTCGTGCTCATGCTGCTTCCAGGTGTTGCCGGGCCTTCGCGCGGCGGTGTTCTCGTTGACGCACGTACTCGGCGCGCACCCGTTCCTTGAACGCTTCTTCCGCCACCGTGCCGGACTCCCTGCGCACCTTCTCGAACGCGGCCAGCTTCATGTGCTGGGGCAGCGCGGCCGCGAGCCGGATCTGGCAGCATTCGCGGTTCGCATCGAACCGGCCGCCCATGGCGATGCAGAGGTCGCACATCACTTCGCCGGCTCCATCTTCGACGCCGGCGGCATGCCCAGGTACTCGCGAATCAGGGCGACCGGCATGTTGGCCTGCTCGTGGATTCGCAGGACGACCGAGGGGCCGACGGGCAGCGCATGGTGGCGAATCTTGCTGATCATCGACGGCGCGATCTCCAGCGTGATCGAAAGCGCGTGATCGTTCTTGAGCTTGCATCGCGCCATGACGACATCGAGCAGCCCATTGGCGTTATAGCCGGGCGCGGACACATCGGAATAGCTACGCTTGGTCATGCGGCGGGTCCTGTCGTTTTGGTCGTACGTTGGTCAGAACTTTCAAATTTTCGATGACTGCCTGCACCCCGCCACCGCCCTTGCGAGGCGGCCCATCCTGGGGCGGGTCCACATGCTCGGGCGGCGCATCGTCCTCGGGCGGGCCGCCGTCCTCGGGCAATGGCGTGTACGGCTGCGGGAGGCGGCTGGGGCCGGCCGATGGCGGCACCCCTCCGTTGTCGATCGCGGCTTGGATTCGGCTCTTGAAGTCCTGCCAAGATTCGTTGCCGATCGGGCGCATGCCCATCGACGCCCCTTTCGCCTTGATGGATGCCTCGCTGGCCCACCACGCGCCGCCGGTACCGGCGCCTTCCTTCTTCGGGCCCGGCTCGTTCCGGCACCAGTTCCGCCACGTCGCCAGCCAGTCCGCCTTGACGCCTTTCGATTTCGGTTGTGCGATCCAGTGGTCGTGGAATTTCTCGGCGACCAGTCGCACGTAGTCCGCCGTCCAGCTCGGGAACTCTGCCAGCGCCCAATCGCCCCAGGATTTCGGCAAAGTCCAGTCCGGGGCGAGGCGCGATGCTCGCGCTCCATCAGGACGATCTGCGTTTACTTTCTGCTGGTTTCCATCTGTTCTTGTTAACGACTTTCCGAAACCCGCAACTGCATTTGCTGGAATCGGCAAATGGACTTGCTGAATTAGGAAATTGCATTCGTCGGCAAACGCATACCATTTCGTGCGGTCGACGGCACGCGCGTTGAAGTTGCCAGCGAGGACAACGCCCTTCGCGATCAGCCCATCCATGGCGCGCCGGATCTGCGAAGTCGAGAGGTAGGGGAACAGCTCGCCGAACGCCGCGATCGTGTTGTAGGTCCACGTCCGCCCCTGGTAGAAATGCGTGTTATTGGCCTTGTTGTGCGAGATCCAGAACGAGAGGTTCTGGATCAAGACTGCCTCGATCACGCCGTGCTCCTGGGCGTGTCCGATGTCGAAATAATGGATCATGCTGCAACCAAGCCTTTGTGCTGCAATCGCGCGCGGCTTCGTTCGCGCGCGACCTTGAAAAATCGTTGAACCATGTCCCACGTCCATTCCTTGAGCGCGGCCCAGCCGCCATCAAGGAACGAGTGGCACTCGAAGCAGGCATAGCAGCCCGCCTCGTCATTTGCTTTCAGTCCCATGCCCTTGCCGTCCGCGAGCTGGTTGGAGTGCGCCCAGACCGTCGTGTCGGTGCGATTGCGGCAGATCCCGGGGAAGCGCAGCGTGCAGTCTTCGCCCTGCGCCGAGCGCCGGATCGGCGTCATCTTGGGACCCTTCGACCTGCGCAGGATCGGGCGGCTCAACTTGCTCGCGAGACCGCCAGCGCGCGGCATGGCCGAACGCTTTAAGATGCCGCCACCGGACGACATCGGTTTTTTCCTGGCCGGCATGGGAGAGCGTTTCACGCGGGGAGCCCGCGCGCCGGCACGGTCGAGCCCGTGCACTTGCGCATCACGCACAGCTCGTAGTTCTCGCGCACCTCGGAGTTCTGGATGATGTCGATGACGTGCTCATCGGCCTCGACCCAGATCCCGTCTATGCTGCGGTTGCGGAAGAAGATCACACCCGGCGCCTCGATGTTCATGGTCGCGGCCAGCGCGTTGTAGACAGCGCCGGCGTCGACCACGGCCTCGCCGCGGAACACGATTCCCGTCGGCGTGATGCGCAGCATGTCGGCGCCGTCCTTGTCGGGAAATATGAAGTCGCCCCGCAGCGGCACAGCGGCGGCAGTCAGCGCGAACGGCACGGTCAGCGCACCCAGGTCAAGGGTGGATACGGCGTCGGATGTTTCATTGGTGTGGGAGTGATTCATGAGTCCTCAGTACGGCAGTGCCGGTAGTTCGTTAGGATTCGCGTGGTACATGACGCCCAGGCTCGCACCGTGGGCCTCGACTTGGGTAAGGTATTCGGCAAAGCCTTTCTTGGTGAGCATCGTTGTGCTGCCGACCATCACCCGGTTGTTACTCGGGTCCATGGCCCACTTCGCATAGCCCTTGCGGGTCATGCCGGGCGTCGGATGCTCGGGCAGGTATTCGCGCTTGAAATACTCGTGCCAAACTTCAGCACGGAAGCGCCGGCGCACCCCGTCCACGACCATCCAGGCCTGTTGCTCGATGTCGTGCAGCGGACCAGCCCACATGAGGGCATTTGCGCTCAGCCCGCGCCCTTCCTCCTGCTCCTGTATCAAGACTTCCAGAGGCCGGGCGGCGTCGAGCGGGATGAACCGAAGCGCCGCCACCAGCTGCATCAGCTCGGCCTTGGTGCGCAATAGGAAACGGCGCAGCTTGAACTCGGCGCGCTCAGCGTCGAGCAGCTCGAATTCGTCGCCAGGGGATGCGGCGAGCGCGGTCATACAACTGCCTCCGGGTCGACAGCAAGCGCAGACAGCCAGGTGGACCTTGGCGCCGGCCGTGCTTCGACCTGGGCGGCCACGGTCAAGCAGAAAATATCCAGCGGCGACACCCACGATTGCTTTTCCATGGGAGGCAATGGCACGGTGGACGCCGGCACTACGCGCACGCGCCCGCCAGGGCCTTTCCCACACAGGAAATACTGCAAATGACTGTGTGGCACGCCGGCGCGGCGATCGCTGTCGATCTGGCTGGCCGATTCCATTTCGGCCAGCACGTCGGACAGAATCGCGCGGCTGTACTCTTCATCGCAAAGTGCATCCCGCACCGCCCGATTGATCTCGGCGGCCGACAGCCCAGCTGGCTTTCCGGCTAGGATCTCGCGCACCTGCAGGCGGACTCGTTCTTGAATGGTGGTCGACATAGGCGTACAGTTTTCAGGCAGTGCAGCAGGTTTCAGCCCTAAAAAAAAACCTTTTAACAGTTCAAATTGCAAAGTTACGACGACAATACAAACGATATTTGTAATTGTAGTCAAGCAATTGAATAGGAGGTATCCTATAAACATGAAAACATTACAAGATCGATTGCGCGCTGAGCTGAACAAGAGAGGCCGGGGCGCGATATCCGAGCTGGCCCGCTATGTTGGAGTGAACCCGCAAACCGCACGCACCTGGGTGGCCGATGGGGTCAATCCGCACGAGGACCGCTTGATTAAAATCGCTGAGTTTCTGGAAGTCACGCCTCATTGGTTGAGGTATGGCGAGATGGCACCTGCCAAGCCGCCCGCGCGCCAGATGGAGCCGGTTCTGGAATATCTAGTTGAAGATGAACACCTGTTGATTCAGGACTATCGAAGATGCACAAGCGAAGGGAAGCACATGATCCGCACCTCCGCTCGCGTTGCCGAGAAAACGCCGGTTGCTGAACTATTACGCCGGCATGCCTCCGACAACTAAACGCAAGCCGGGCCTGCTGGCCTGCTGGCCTGCCGTTGCCTGCTCTTCCATGAGCAAGGCGCGCGCAAGGCGCCCAATATACGCTCGCGATTTTTCCGACAGCTGCACGCACAGGCCGGCAATCTCTTGGCCGTCCTGGGCGCTCGTCCCCGCAACGCCCACGTTTTGTTGTTTCATCATTCTCTCTCAGCAGCATCGTTGAAATAGTGCCATCTTCTTCCTGCATTCGGACAATTTGCATTGCCTGATTGGAATTCAGGAGCGGTACTTTGCCAGAGCTTTCATGCCACGCGCAACGGTAAAATATTTTGGTTGGTTCCGCGCAACACTCTTGCAAATAGGATATTAGCTTTCCAACTCGTAATCTTTATCCTACGTGCATGATAACCCCTTTCATGCCCTGAGATTATCTCCAATTCTCACATTCCTGTACATCCATACAGTATTTTTTGGAAGATAATTGCATTTCTATTTAGCAATGTTGATGCCTCAATACAACTCGTGGAAAGTTGTCAAGTATCAATTACCAATGAAATTGTAAATTGCCCTACCATAATGTTCTTTTCGTTGACGTTCGACAAGGACAAATTGGATGGCAAGCTTCTGGCTAGATTGGGAATCAGGTTTCGGCGCAAGCATCGAAGCTCATGACGCCATCCATGCACTCGACCTGGGCGAGCAAGCACGCGGAATCCGCCCTGCTACCGCCCGCCCCATCTATTTCCTAGCCGAGCCCGTTCTCCCCGGCCTGCCGTCCAGCTGGCCGCCTTACTGCCTGCAACCACGCGATTGCGCCGGCAAACATTATTGCACCCGCTCCCCGGGCTGCGATTCCTGACCACCACCGCCAAGACCTCGCGGCCCGACCACCCGCCATGACCACCACTACCGCCAGCGCTCCGTTCGTACCCGATGAGGCCAGCAAGGCCTGCATCGCCCCGCCATGCGCGCAACCACTCGACGGCATGCACAAGACGCTTTATGCGGCTTTCCTCGTAGTCGTGTGTGCGCTGCTGTTCGCCATCAACCAGATCCCGCGCACCCCTGACACGCCGCCGCCGTCCTGCGCCGCCCACGTCGATCGATGACCAACCGGATTGTCACCGTCCGGGCATCCTCATGGGGAAGCCTGTTCGACTGCGCCTATAAGTGGGAAGGCGAGCACCTTCTCGGCATGCGCCGACCGTCGACGCTGCGCGCGAGCCTGGGCACGGCCGTGCACGCCGGCACCGCGGCGTTCGATCAGGCGCGCATCGACGGCGCACCGATCTCCGCGCTGGACGCTGGCGATGCCTTCATGCACACGCTGCACCACCCCGAGGGCGAGGTCGACCACAAGCGGGACACCTCGATCACGATGCGCGAGGCGGAAAAGGTCGGGCTGTCGCTGACGACCAAGTACTGCATGCAGATCTCGCCACTGTTCGAGTTCAAGGCCGTCGAAATGACGATGAAGCCGATGGACATCGACTGCGGCAACGGCATCACGATCCGCCTGACCGGGAGCATGGACCGCGCCCGGGTCGCCATCGGCCACGCCGGCGCCGTCATCCCCGACTTGAAGAGCGGCGCGCGCCTGATCGAGAACGGCGAGGTTATCCGCAAGGGCAAGTCCGCCCAGCTCGGCGCCTACCAGCTCATGTACGAGGACACGACCGGCGAAGAGGCCACCGGCGGACAGATCATTGCTCTGCCGACGGCCGGCAAGGCTGACCCCATGGTGAGCCCGATCTGGGATGCGCGCCCTACGCTGATCGGCACGGACGAGGCGCCCGGGCTTATCGATCTGGCGAGCACGATGTTCAAGCTGGGCATGTTCCCACCCAACCCGCAATCCTCCCTCTGCTCCGAAAAGTTCTGCGCACGCTGGAGCAAGTGCGCCTACCACGATTGACCATGGCAACCACCAAAATCCAAGACCTCAAGAAACGCGCCTCTTCGCGCAACACGCCGGCCGACGAGGCGCCGGCGCCGCCCGATGCCCAGGATCTGCTCGCCGCAAAGCGCTCGATCCTGCAAGAAAGTGCCGCCCTGCTCAATGCGTGCGCCTCGACCGCCATCAACGTCCAGGCCGAGATCCAGAACGCGCTCGCGATCGCCGGCCAGAGCCCGGGCGTGCTCGGCACTACGCCAACATCGTTCCTCGACGCCGTGCTCGCGTCGGTAGCGAGTGGCCTGGGCCTGTCCAATGGCAACGGTTTCCTGTCGTTCGACAAGGACCTGTGCACCTTCGTCCCGGGATGGAAGGGCCTGGTCGAGCTGGTCTTGCGCAGTGAGCGCGGCACGGTCTGGACGAACGTGGTCCGCAAGGGCGACGCATTCGAGTACCAGCTCGGCGACCACCAGTTCGTGAAGCATCGCCCAGGTGACGCCGACGACCACGCCTCGATCACGCACTACTACGCGATCGGCAAGGTCAAGGGAAGCGACACGCCGATTATCGAGGTCTGGTCGGTCGCGAAAGTGATCCGCCACCTGAACAAGTACAACGCCCAGGGCGCGAGCCACTACGCGCTCAAGAGCGACGAGGCCATGGAGTCCTACGGCCGCAAGATCGCCCTGCTGCGCGTGCTCCAGTACATGCCTCGCTCCCGCGAAATGGATGCGGCCCTGCAGGCGGACGCCGCGAACTACGCGCGCACGCCGCTGCCCGAACCCGCAGCTGCTGCGCCGGCACCGGCGGCCGCCGTCGATGAGTCCGCGCCGACCGCCGAGCCAGCTGCGGAAAAGCCGGTTGCAAAGAAGCCGGCCGCGAGGAAAGCGCCGGCGAAGAAGCCAGCCGCCAAGCGCGCCGCCAGCAAGCCCAAGAAGCCCGCCGCCGAAAAAACCTCGTTCGGCATGGAGTAATAGATGAAACTGGAACAGATCAAGATCAGCAACACCCTCGGCGCGCGCCGCGTGTCGATTGCCGTCGATACGCCGATCATGCTGGTATGCGGCCGCAACGGCGCCGCGAAGTCGAGCATCAACGAGAGCGTGCGCATGGCCTTCTCGGGTACCGGCGCGCGCGTGCGGTCGAAGAAGGAATACGGCCAGCTCGTGAGCGAGGGCGCCAAGACCGGCCAAGTCACGGTGCAAACCGACCTGGGCAAAGCCGAATTCGTGACCCCTTCGGGCGCGTGGAATATCTCGGGCGAGCTGCAACGCGGCATGCCCGACGCCCTCCCCTACGTGCTCGATGCGCAGCGCTTCGCGCAGCTGTCGCCGGAAGAGCGCCGCACGTTCCTGTTCTCCATGGCCGGCTGCAAGGTTGAGCCGGCCGAGATCGAGCGCCGAATGGTCGAGGACCGCGCATGCGATCCGGTCAAGGCCGCGACCGTGCTGCCGCTGCTGCGCTCCGGGTTCCCGGCGGCCGCCGAATACGCCAAGACCGAGGCCACCAAAGCCAAGGGCGCGTGGCAAACCGTGACCGGGGAGCGCTTCGGTGCGAAGAAGGGCCAGGACTGGACCGCGCCCAAGCCGGCGATCGATACGGCCGTCCACGCCGCCGCATCGGCCACGTATGACGAGGCCCGCATCGCCGCCAATCTCGCGCAAGAGCGCGTCGACGGCGCCCGGGTCGGCATCGTGCACCACATGGCGACGTTCCTCCACCAGCACCGCGACCTGCTCAACAGCATGGAACTGCTGGACGACACGGCGCCGGATTCCCTGCTCGACAGGTACCGCCTCCAATACGGCCCCATTGCCGGTGCGCCGGCGCCGTTGTCGGACACCGAACACCAGCAGCTGCGCGATGCCCAGGCGAAGGCCGAGCGCGTGCTCGACGCCGCCCGGGCAGAATTCAACGCGCGCTTGCGCGAGGGCGAGGCAGCGCTCGCGGCCGATAGCGTGACCGCCGCGGCTGCCAAGCACTTCAAGGACGTGGCCGACTGGACGGCGATCGCCGAGGCCATGGCACCCGACGGCCTCCCGGCCGAGCTGCTGGCCCAGGCGCTCAAGCCGATCAACCTCGCCCTGCGCGGCGCGAGCGTGGCGACGGGCTGGCGACAGCCGGCCATCGATGCCGACATGGCGATCACGGCCGAGGGCCGCGTGTACGAACTGCACTCGGTCTCGGAAAAGTGGCGCATCGACGCCATGATCGCGGCCGCGATCGCCGAGCTGTCCGGCATCAAGATCCTGCTGCTGGATGGCTTCGACGTGCTCGACCTGGGCGACCGCGACAAGCTGATCATCTGGCTCGACACCCTGGCGCGCGTCGGCAAGATCAATACGGCCGTGGTCAACGCGACCCTCAAGGCGGCGCCGGCCGGCCTGCCCTCCACCATTACGGTCCTGTGGGTCGAGGATGGCGAATTGATTCATGAAATGAAAAAGGACCCGCAATGATCCGCAAATTTAGCCGCCATATCGAGAGCATCAAGACCCTCAAGGTTCGCATGCCTGCCGCGCTGCACTGCCGCTGTCGCTACTGCCGCGCCGGCCTGCGCGATTTTCACGACAACGTGCCGTTTGCGGCCGGGCAGGAGCGCCCGGTGGAGTGCCCGCACTGCGGTCAACGCTATTTCCTCCAGATCCTCGGCCCCGGCCTGGTCCAGCGTTGGGTCACTGCCATCGCACAAGCGATTTCTCGCATCCAAGCGCGCCGCGGCCGCAACTGATTTACCACCACCTGAAAGCGAAACATGAACCAAGTTCAAGACACCACCACCGAAACCGCGCAGACCGGCGCCGAGCTGGTCGACCAGGGCGCCGCCGGCGTACCTGCCCTGCTGACCGGCCAGCAAGCATTCGAGACCGAGATCGCCCCGCTGTTGCAGATCCTGGCCGCCAAGTGCGAACAGCACAACATTTCCTCCATGGTACTGATCGGCTTCCAGCTGGAAGGCGTCAGCGAAGGGGGCGAGATCGCGCAGGAGCTGCTGATGAACGTCACCCCGTACCAGAGCCAGATGGTGCCGGCGCCGATCAACAGCTGCATCGCCCTGCTCCAGCAAATGATGGGCGCTGGCGCCCCGAACTGACCGAGAGAGAACCCATGCACTTTCTGATTTCTTTCGGCGCCCTGGCCGGCTTCGTCCTGTTCTCGGCCCTGGCCGGCGGCATTGGCGGCCTGTACATCGGCGTCACCATCAACCGCCCACGCAAGGGCTGAACCACCGGCGGGGCGTTGCCCCGCCTCTTACCGGAGTCTCCAATGCGCTTCATCCTTACTGGCAGCAAACACGACATCGAAATGATCGGCGAACAGGTCCAGATCCCGACCGCGCCCGGCGAAGTCTTTGCCGTCCACCCCAACGTGTTCACCGACATGCGCGCCACGCCGTACGCCGTCACCCACGTCGAAACCGGGTTCCGCATCGGCGGCGGCGCCTCGATCCAGTCCGCCATCCTGGCCGCACAGAACGCCTGCCTGAACGTAGGCCCCGAAGAAATGGCGCGCCGCATCGATCTCGCGCGCGACCTGCGCCGCAGCGTGGCGGTGTCCAAGAAATGAGCACGGCAGCAGCTACGCCGGCCACGCCTATCCAGGCACTCCACGAGCTGCGCGAGCTGCTGGCCAGCGCGGCCTATTGGCGCACTTTTCAATCAGTCGATGAGTTCCGCGCCGCCTTGCTGCTCGTGACCGACACGTATATCGATGACCTTACAACGTATGCTCTCGATTCATTTGGAGCCAATCGGCCTAAGTGATGCTGAAATATTGCGCATGGCTGACGCTTGCAATACCGGCTCTGCGTACCACGTTCATAAGTTTTCCACTCTGAATGTGCTGCAATTCTCACGCTTTCTGTTACGCAAACCCAACGAGCGCGAGGCGGCCAATGCCGTATTGGCTGATTCGTGCTGTTTACGCTACTATTTTGGTAAACGCGAACTTGCTCAGTTCGCGAAAATGATCAAACAGGCGGCGCCGGTATTCTTAAACTAGCCCTAGCCTATTTTTTGGGGAAATTCGTTGCAAATAGGATTGCGTGGCCTTAACATGCTCGTACCTCAATCAGAAGGGACGACATGAATTCGACCAATCACATCCCACGCCGGCCCGCCGGCGTCCGCCTGAAAGCGGCCAAGGAATTTCTTGGCTACGTGGATACGGATAAGCAATTCCGCGAGCTGGCCCGTGCTGCCGGCGTCGAGCTGCCCACCAATAACACACACAAGCTCTATCTGCCATCGGAGATCCGCAAGATCCGCCGCCACCGCTTCGCGGACATCATTGCCGCTACGCTCCCCTCCCTGCCGCCGGTTATGCCCGCACGAATCACCAAAGGCGGCACGGGCAAGACCACGTTCGTGGGAAACGTCGGCGCGGCAACCGCGCACATGGGCTATCGTGTCCTCCTAATCGAAGGCGACGCGCAAGGCTCTCTCAGTGAGCAGATGGGCTACGACATTGACCGCGATGACCTCATCCATCTGGGGCACTTGCTCGAAAACGTGCGGGCGGGCCGGCCGTCGCGTATCCGCGATGCCGTAGTGCCGATCTACGACGACGGCATGCTCGACCTTATCCCGGGGGACATTACCATGGCCGATGAAGGCTGGCTGCTCACGGCCGTCGGCCGAGAATCGCTGTTCGTCCGCCTCATGCAAGAAGAAGCCGACTTCTTCTCACAGTATGATCTTGTCATCGTGGACTGCGCCCCTGGAACTACGATGCTGGCCGGCCCGATCATGACGGCCGCGCCGCTCGTCACAGCGATCGTCATGCCCGAGCCGCAGTCGGTGCGTGCGCTCAAGGGCCTGAAAAGCAACCTCAAGGAATTGAACGCCTCAGTGCGCGCACACCAGCCGATCGGCATGCACATCATCGTCAACGGCTTCAACGCGCCGTTCAAGCCGCACGTCGATAATTTAGAAAAGCTCGCACGAGACTACGGCCCGTACCTGAACAATACCATCGTGCGCAGCTATGTCGGGTTCAAGCGCGAAATGGACCCAGACGATGTATCTACTGCCATGCCGCTCTTCGAGCGCGAACCGCTCAGCCCTGGCGCGCGCGACATCGTGGCCGTAGCGTCCTCGCTGCTGACCCTCTACGGCGTTCGACTGCGCAGCGGCCCTATGCCGAAGCCGAAACAAGCGACCGACGATGACTTGGCGGCGGTACCAGCATGACCAACCCACGACGTGACGGCTACAAGGTCTCGGGCGTGTTGGCGAGCCGGCAACCCGAGGGCGCGCCTGCTGCGCCGACCGAATTCCCGACCGCCCCGACTGGCCCGGTCCTTCTTGCCATCCCGCCAGCGCCGGCGCCGGCTGCGCCTGCTCCAGCTGCTGCGCCCCTGCCTGTAGTCAGAGATCAGGTGCACAGCGCCGAATGGGAACTGGTCGACGGGCAAGTGATTGAACTGGACCCTGACTTGATCGATGACTCGCCCTTCCAGGGCGAGGCCGAGGAAGGTCAACGCTACGACCCAGCCGGGATTAGCGAGCTGGCCCAGACGATCGCCTCCGAGGGACAGCTCAGCCCGATCAAGGTCCGCCGGATCGGGAAGCGGTTCGAGCTGATTGCAGGCCACCGGCGCCTGCGCGCGGTGCGCATGATCAAGCGGAAGATCCTCGCGATCATCTACACGCTGGACGACAAGAGCGCAGAACGTGCGGTCATGGTCGACAACGAGGGCCGCCAGGAAAAGACCGACTACCAGCGCGCGAAGCTGTATCGGCGCGCGCTGGATCAGGCGTATGCGAAAACCCAGAACGACGTGGCGGCGATGTTCGCCACAAAGGCGGCGCTCGTATCCCGGCGCCTGAAAATGCTGACACTGCCGCCTCAGATCCTGGCCCTGCTGGAAACCACGCCGAACCTGCTCAGCCTCACCACTGCCGACATCCTGCTATCGCTGGTGGCGCAGTACCCGGACCATCTGGACATCATCGCGCAAGCAGCCGCGCGCCAGTCCGAACCCGGCGCGACTGCTGCCTCGATCAAGCCATGGGTGGCCCAGATGATCGCGGCCAAAAGCTTGAGCGCGCCCAGCCAGAGCAAGGCCAACAGCAAGGACATGAATACGCGGGTCATCACGGACGCGAGCAAGAGATCCGCCTATACGGCCCGCTTGAAGGGGCGCGTGATCACGTTGCGCGTGCATAGCGATGAAGTCGACGCCAGCACGGTGCTTGAGCGCGTGAGTGAATTCCTTGAAAGATCCGTCACCCCAGAAACTTTAAAAACAGAAACTCAATAAAATCAATGGCTTACAAGATTTTAAAATTTAAAATTGGACAGCGCGTAAGGAGGACAGGCATGTAGCCCACCAAGCGCCCATAAAAAAACCCCGCAGCTTACCGGCTGCGGGGTTTTTGCTTTTTTAGGCCCCACACCAATGGGAGCTAATTGCCACTTGAGGCACAAATATTAGCTCCCGGCGGTGCTGGCGTCAAACCGTTATTCACCCAGAAGTGGTGAAGGATACCCCATGCTCGCTCAAACCCTAGATGATGTAGTCTCCCCTTACTTGAAGTACCCGAAGGTTATCCAGATGGCCCTACTCAGACTCGAATGTCACCCGACGTTCCGCACGTTACCTCCGAGTACCATCCCGGTCCTCAAGGCCTTCGTTACCCGAGCGTGTAAATACAATGGGTGCGCGCCGGTACATGCCAAGCTGGGCAACGTCGCCGATGAGGCCGGCGTGAGCTACAAGACCGTGCAGCGCGTGCTCAAGGCCTGCTTGCTGCTGGGCTGGGTGACGCCGATCGGCGAGGGACGATCGGAATATGGGCAATTCATCACGCGCTGGTACCGATTTTCGCAGGCGTTTTGCGAGCTGGTCCTGCTTCCAATCAAGCCCGAAAAAGCTACCCAGGAACCAGAGTTGCCGACTCAAGAGACAGAAATGTCCGACGGTGCTATATACAAGGACCTTAGCTTAAAAAAAGAATACCAAGAGATCTCGATTAAAAATCGAGGGGAAAACCCGATCAAGCTACCGCCTGCTGTGGAAAAGATGCCGGAAGAAACGGGCATCAAGCCGACAGGCATTTGCAAGCTGCTCGGCATTGCCGCCCGAGCCGGCTACCAGCTCGAACACGTCTACCTGATCGCCAAGCCCTACCTGCAACGTGCAGGCGCCACGCGCTCCCGGGCCTTCTCCTACATGCACAAGATGCTCGCGAACCCGAAGAAGATCGACTATGCGGGCAAAGCGGCGCAGATCCTGCGCGCGGAGAATCCGCAGGGCGCCAAGCTCGCCCAGGTCGCGAGATCCTGCCGGTTCAAAAAGTATCAGCATCCGGTCAAAGGCCTGTCCATTCGCATCTACGATGGCACGGCCGATGTTACCGACTTCGCCGGCAACACGACAACATACGTCGGCCGGCAGATGGAGGGCATCTACAAGGGCATTGCGGCCGGCCATCTGGTCGAGGTCATCGAGTAGGGGAAAAAGTAAAGTTTCCGGGAAGCCGCCATACACTCGAATCCATCTTCACTTGAATGGAAACACGGAAATGCAAGACTCCCAAAAGACCGATCCGACCTTCCTCGCACAGTCCATCATGACGTTTGCCATGGATGCCGCCAATGCCGCCCAGGAGCTTATGAAAGGCGCCCCGTTGAGCGAGCGAAGCCTGCGGGTAATCGCGGCCACGCAAAACAGCACGCCGCCGGCGCCGACCTATCTGCACCCGACGGCCGAAAGCATCGCCGAGGACGACGCGCTGGCCGAGTTCGCCGTTGTCTGTGCGGTACGCGCGCTCAAGGACGCGCTGGCCGGTACCAACCTGGGCGCGATCGGCCACCGCCTCGCGGCCGCGGCGCTGCTGAACGGCCTCGGCGATGTTGAATCGGTCGAGCGCGCGCTGGCATCGGTGCGCAAACAAACCCGCGTCAAGATCCCATTCGCGCAAGGCATGCGCTTCTTGAGCAAGGCCTTGTATCTGGCCGCGCACCACGGCCGCGAAGGCATCGCACTGCCGCAGGAAGGCATCGACTTCGTTGAGCACGTCGCGCGCATGATCGAGGTCGACCAGATCCTGCCCGGCAACCTGGCCGGCGAGCAGCTGGGCTATCTGTTCGAGGAAGAGCTGCGCCGCCAAGTTTCCGTGACGGGTCACGAAAACCTGCGCGACTTTTCGCGCGGTCTGGGCTCGACCGTCACGGTGCCCTACGCTCAAACCGGGGCGGCGGCATGAGCCAACGCAAGAAACGGCACGGCCTGCGCCTGCAGGTCGCACTGGCACGCGCGCATGACCGCCTGCACGGCGCCGAGTACGAGCTGGGCCTGTCACGTCGCGCCAATGAGGCGCTGAGCAGCCGCTCGGCGCAGGAGCGCGCGAAAGCACGCGACATGCAAAGCGACATGGCTGAGCAGATTGGCATGCTGCGCCGCTACCTGGGCGACGTTGAGCGCATGGTCGGTCAGTACTCCATGGCCGCCGGCGATCCGCAGTTCGTGCGTGCGCCTGGGACGCGGTACCCAAAGGATTACAGCCTCCCGATGTTCCACATCGATTCTTTCCGTGGGCTCGACAACGCAGCGACGGCTATGGCGATCAACCATTCGCGCCGCATCGTAATGCGCCTGCTGGAAGTAAAAGCAGTGCGGGACAGGGTACGCGAAATGACGCATTTGCGGGTCAGCCTCGGCGATCAGAGTGCAGGGTACTACCTGAGCGACGCGGCGATCTACGAGGCGCCACTCGAAGTGGTAATTCCCCGCGTATCCGATGAGCTGGCAACCATGCTCCTGACTGAAATTCGCAAGGGTACCGAGCGTACTCGCTACGATACATTCGCCGACATGGAACGGCCGCCCTTGCCTCCCGCTCGATGGCAGTTCCGGCGCTAATGCGCTAATTCAAGCCGGCATTAAGCCGGCTTTTTTATTGTTCCATTGGTATTTCAATCGTCATTCCTTATGCGCTATGATTACTAACGCATTTTGTAATTCACACCAAAGGGAAAGACTCAAATGTTTGATCAATTAGAAAGTATGAACATTGCCCAGCTGAAAGAGCTTCAAGGGCGTGTCGAGAGACAAATCGTCAAGACTGAAAACAAGACCTATCAGGATGCCGCTGATCAGGTGTATGCAATTGCTCATGGCCTTGGCATTTCCCTGCGCGAGCTGCTTGCTAAAACCGGCAGGCTCGGCGATGTGACCAGCAACCAGCCTCCGAAGGCCAAGAAAGGTCAGCCGGCGCCTGTGCGCTACATTGACCCGAACGACGACAAGAATAAATGGTCAGGTCGCGGCCGCATGCCCAAGTGGGTAAAGGACCTGATCGCCCAGGGCAAGACTTTGGATAATCTGCGCATTCCAAGTGTTTAAAAGCTGCTGATTTTTAATTTAAAAATCGCTTTTCTTTAATAATCAAGAACTTACAGAGTTTTAAAATTTAAAAAGCCCGGATCTCTCCGGGCTTTTAAAAGGGCGGGCTTAGGGTTGAGCGCGGTGGGAGTTATACCCCGCCCAGTGGGGTTCGACTCCCCAGCCGTCCATCATCAATCCCGCACCTGGGCCAGTTCAGCACGAACCGAAGCCTTGAGCGCCTTCGGCGCCGTCATCTTCGTACGGTTCAACACATCCTGTCGCATCGCGCGCGCCCGCTTGATCACAGCAGGCATGTTCACGCGGATCGGCGTTTCCGGGTTCTTCCGATTCCAGTCGTCACGCATTGCGCGCGCCTCCTGAATCATCTTCTCATCCCCGCTCGCGATACCCTGCGACCAGCGTTCGGCGATCTCCACCGAGCGCATGCGCGTTTGAGCGATCATATTCAGGGCCTGGCCCTTGTTGTCCTGAATATCGGCCGTGCTGCTTGGCTGGAAGCCGATCGCCTTCAACACCGCCTCGGTCGGCGTCACGTCGTTGACCTTGTACCCGCGCGTATCCTTGTAGGCGCCACTGTCGAGCATGTCGACGCCCTTGATTACGTTGCGCACCGACGCCGGCGAAATGTCCAGCGCCGCGCCGCCGATATCGCCGCCCAGCAGCTTGCCGGTGGCGGTGAAAGCGCGCTTGGCGATGTCGCCGGCCGGGCCGGCCAGCTCGCCCAGGTCGGACGTGTACGAGTCCTTTTTCGTCAGGAGCCCGGTTGCCGGGATGAGGTTGCCCATGCCGAAGCGGCCGGCCACGTCGATCGGCATGCCCGGGACAGCCGACATACCCTTGAGCACGAAGTCGGCGCCGCCCTGGCCCAGCACTTCGGTCAGGAAGGCTTGCTTCTCCCGCTTCGTGCTGAAGTTGTAGCCGAAGCGCTGCAAGATGCCATCGAGCGCATCTTCCAGATCCTGCTCGAACGGCAGGCCGTCGGCGCCCGCCATCAGGAACAGGATCGCGACCATGTAGAGCGCTGCGCGCCGGCCGGCTGCGCGCTCGGGCGAGCCCGGGGCGCCGGCGGTGAACATGCGGGTCAGCAGTTCGAGGTACGCGATCGAGTACTGCTTGAACGTCATCGCGAGCCCGCCGAGCGTGCCGCGCGCCCAGCGCGGTTTGTTGCCGCTGTTGTACGTGCCCTGCGTTTGGCGCACCGCCTCTTCGGCGAAGCCGGCCGGGTTCGCAATCCGCTGCGCCACCGCTGTCTGGTAGGCGGCGATGAACGTGATTCGGCGGTTTGCCAGCTCGGCCATGGCGAACAACTTGCCCCAGCCGAGCGAAACCTTGGCCATGGTGTTGTTGAGCATGGCGCGCGCATCGCCCGCCTTCGTGCCGTCGCCGGTGCGCAGCTGAGCCTTGCCGGATGCCTGCGCCTGCAGGTAGTGGATCTCCTGCGGCGCCACGATGCCTTCTTCCGTTGCCCATTTGAGAGCGGCATCCAGGCGTGCATCGCCGGTCACATCCTTGCGCGCCAGTCGGATCGCCTCGCCCAGCCGCTTGCCGGCGCCGGCCAGGCCGCCCCACTGGCTCAAGTACGGCAGGGTCATGGTGAACGGCTGCGTGAGGTTGACCATGGCCGATGCGATCGAGCCGCCCAGGAACTGCGCGAACATCATCCCGCCGAGCATCGTGCCGCCGCCCTGTGGGTCCTTGATGTGGCTGCGCAGCTCCATTGCAGCGTCTTTCAGCTCGCCAAGTCCCTGTGGAATCTCACTTACGGCCGCGTCGATCTCGCCCAGGTGCGCATTGCCTGCTGCCAAGCGTGCATTGGAATAGATGAACGAAGCCAGCACGCGGCCGGCGTCCTCGCTGAAACCGGCGATGCCCTTACGCTGGATCATGCGCTTCATAGCCGAGCGGTTGCTCTTCGCCAGTTGCAGATAGGTCTCATACACACTGCGCGCCTCGGGATTCACGTTGTCCATGCCCACCATCGAGCCGAAGAGTTCGATGGTTTCCGGCGCGACGCCGGCGAACAGCTTGTATGCCTGTTCGGATACCGTGCCCTGCATGACCTGCGCCTCGGGATGCGCGCCCGTCATGTGGCGAGCCATGCGCGCTGCCTCGGCCGAAGTCTCGAACATGCCGAAATAGACCTGCTCGGATTCGCCGTCCTCGTTTTCCTCGGTCACGTAGACGGTGTACTTGCCAAAGCGTGACAGTGGCGCATAGCCCCGGTCCATCAGATCCGTCGCGCGGTCGCCGAGATCCATGATCTTCTTCGCGGTCGCAAGGTGCATGTCCTGCATGTCCGGCACGTCCTGGGCCAGCTTGATGAAGTGATCGCGCAGCAGCTCGGCCGCCGCGTCGACGCCGGCGTACAGGTGACGCGGATCAGCCGCGGCGTCGAGCGCTGGCTCCAGCATGCCCTCGGCATCCTTGCCGCCCATCTTGATCATTTCGGTGATCGTCAGATTGGCGAGGCTCTTGTCGGTCGCGGCGCGGAATTCGCGATACAGGGCGATCTGCTCGTCGTCCAGGCGGAACAGGCCACGCAGCTCTTTATCGCTCCACACGACGCCCGCCTTGAGTTCGCTCTCGGCATAGCGGCGCTCGATGGTGGCGTCGTAGAAGTCCAGTGGGCTTGCCAGCCATGCGCGGTTTTGCTCGTCGGTGATGACGCCCTTGTGCAGCAGGACCTGCGCCTTCTGGCCGACAGTCATTGCGGCCGCCTGCTCTTCGAGATCCTTCACCTTGACCGGCTCGCCATGGCTGTCGCGCGCCCAGATCAGCGTGCCCTCGAAGATTGGCGCCGCGATCGCCTTGGTGTCGGCGGCCGTCACTGGCTTTTTGCGGTCCTTGCCGATGATGTCCTTGATGTCCTCCAGCTTCGGCAGCAGGCGCGGCGCGGCATCGGCCGGCACGGTGGCAAAGCGGGACACGTCGCCCAGGAACGACTGGACGGCGCTGTAGACCGGCGCGAACGCTGGGTGATGCTTGGCCAGGTTGTCCATGGTGCCGATCGTCTTGTGCCACCAGCTGATCTTGCCCGACTTGTTGAACAGGTCGCCCAGCTGGTAGCCGGCCGGCAGGCGCACGGCGGCCGCATTGTTCATGGCGCCGGCAAGGGCTTCGCCCAGGCCTGTCTCGCGGAACATGATATTGGACGTGTCGGTGCCGTATGCGCCGCTGTTGCCGGTTGCGCTCTTGACCTGCTCGGGCTTGAAGGCCACCCATGTGTCGGCCCCATGCTCGGCGCCGCCCCACATCGCGCCGAGCTTGGCATCGCCCTCGATCAAGATGCCGTCGTGTCCGGCGGCCTGGGCGCGCTGCGCGAGGCGATCCAGATCTGCCCGTTCGGCAACGTACTTGCGCATGAATTCGGCCGCCGGGATGCGCAGCGGGTTGCTGATCGCCAGATAGACGGGCATGACGTTTGCCCCATCCTTGTATGTCGGGCGCAGAGGCTTGCCGGCCAGCGATTCGCCGGCGAATTGTGCGGCCACTTCCGGCGAAGCCGAAAAGAAGAAGCCAGCGCGCGCAGTCGGGTGCATGGTCGTCGCGCCGCGTTTTGTAGCGTCGAACGCATCGAAGTCGGCAACGGTTCCGTGATACACGCGCAGCGGTTCACCCGACTGCGGGTCGACCACCTTGGAATTCCCGAACCACTTCGCGAAATTACCCTGATCCTGGCCCGGTTCCTCTTCCCGGATATCTTCGATCGGGCGATGCAGGCCACCCAGCTCTTCGGCCGTGGCATCGCTTGCCCATTCCGGCCGGCGGAACGATGCCGCTTCTTCGTCAAGCCACGGATTCGCGCGCGGCGCATTGGTCTCCATCTTGGCGAAAATGCTCTTGATCAGGTCGTGCGCCTGCGGCGCTGTGCGGCCGTTCAGCCACGCGGCGACGCCCGGCGGGAAGCCCAGGAAATTCGCCAAGTTCGCGAGCCAGCGCAGGATCTGGCGGGCTGAGCGCGCGCGCAAGCTGTTATCCTTGTACTCGCCACGACCGCCCTCGGCCCACCACGCCAGATACTCATCGACGCCGAACACGCGCGCGGTTTCGGCGCCGCGTGCGGCCGTCACCTTGCGGCCCTGCGTGGTCGTTACCCACCAGTCGGCATAGGCTTTTGCGCTCTTGTCGGCTTGATAAAGATTCATCATCTGGCTGTTATACTGCTCGCTTGTCAGGAAGCGACGGAGGCCGTAGTGCAGCATTTCATGGAACAAGGTCCGCTGGACCTCCCGCAGATTCGGGAGGGCGTCACGGAACAGGTAGATCCGGCCCTTGTGGGTCAGGCCGTAAGCGGACCCGGGCGCCAAGTCGGGGAAAACATCTGTGATGCTGTCGGCGACGAGGATCGGGGGCTGGTGTTCAAATTTGCCAATCCGCTTAAAAATTTCTTCTTCTACTACCGCACGCGGCAGCATTTTAGAAGGCTCCAAGACCTTTGATTGGCCGCGCATCATCGGCATCGGTTCCTGCCGGCGGTAGGAGCCATCCACATTGCGCAGCGGGTTGCCGCGTAGCGTGATACTGCGCGCCGGCGTCGACGGGCCGCTCGACAGCTGGCGAATCACTTCCTCCAGGCGCGCATTCTTCTCATCCAGCTCGGCCTGTTGCTTGAACGGGCCGCCGCGCCGGGCTTGCAGCTCGGGCAGCGAAGCATGCGCGCGCGCGAGCTTGCGCTCCAGGGTTTCACGTACATATTCCAGCCGCTTCGGCTGAACCAGCTTCTCCAGCTCGTCCAGGGCGGTGCGCATGCCCGACGTGGTGTACTGCCAGTCCTCCCGCAGTCGCGTTTCGCCCGAGGCCAGGGTCGAGCCGTCCGGGCGCAGTACTGCGAGCGAAGTCCAGAATCCAGCGTGCGGCGCGCGCGAGAACGTGGCCGAAAGCGTCATGCCGTAGAACTCGCCCAGGTCGACCGTCGTAGCGTCGTCCTCGTTCAAGCCCACAGAACGATCCTTTGCCAGCTCGGCGATCGCGCGCGCGGCATCGGTGCGGGCAATGTAGTCCTTGAAGTCGACCGTCATGGCGAACGTTTGCTCATCGCCCATTTCGGTACCGACGGCCGCAAGTGCGCCGTCAAGGGACGTGAGGCGGCGCTTGCCGACCGAGATCGAGACCTTGGCCTTTTCGTCGCCGCCGCTCTGCTCCTTGAAGATCTGGTAGACCGCTTTGCGCGCCTCGGTTCCGCTGGTGTAGATGACGCCCTCGATCGAGACCGTGCGTCCTTGCGCGGACTCTTCCATCGCTTGCGCGCCGGCCAGCGCGGCCGCGGCGTCCTGCTCGGCCACGGTGATGCGGCGCGGCAGGTTCGCGATATCCTTCTCGGCATCCTCGATCTGGCCGACGACTGCCCACTCCTTGCGCGCGTGCGCACGCTTGAGCAGTTCCAGCTTGTCGATCTCGGACATCAGCTTGACGCGCTCCAGCAGCAGCGGGTCGCCCGATGCCAACGCGGCCAGCTCGGCCATCGACACGGAATCTTCGTCCTCGAAGTCCATCGAGAAAGCGCCGTCGTAGTTGCGGATCGCGTTGATGGTCTTGAGCTTCGAGGCGTTGAGCGACCACATTTTCGCGTCGATCGTGCGCTCGGTGGCGTAGGCCAGGATCTCGACCTCGAACTTGTCGACGCCGTATTTCTTGAGCAGCTCATTGCCCTGACGGATGATGCGGCCCTCGCGCTGCTCGATGTCCGACGGCTTCCACGTCACATCGGCGTGGTGCAGGCCGACCAGCAGCTTTTGCACGTTGGTACCGGCGCCCATGCGCGGGGTCGACCCGATCAGCACGCGCACATGGCCCGCGTTGACGGCATCGAACAGCGCTTGCTTCTGGGCGTCGGTGTTCGCCTCCTGAATGAAGCGGATCTCGTTCGCCGGGATGCCGCGCGCGATCAAGTTGTCCTTGATCTGCTGGTAGGCATTCCAGCCGCCGGCCTGCGCGTTGCGCAGCTCTTCCATTTCGTTCGGGTCGAAGCGCTCCAGGCTTTCATCGGCCCGGCGCTGCGCCGCCTCGTCGCCATCTTCCAGCGCCTTGCGTTGCGCCGCCACCAGGGCGTCGTATTCCTTGAGCATGGCGTCGTCGCCCTTGCTCTTCGGTACCGAGCGGTCCAGGAAAATGAGCTGGGTGCCGCGATCGGCATGCCACTTGCTGTAGATCCGCTTGACGTTATCGGCCAGCACGTCCAGCTTGCCGCCTTTTTCGTCGCTCTTGCTGGATGACTCGGCCGCGCGCACGTCGAGCGAGACCTTGCGCGCACGGTCCATGAGGCGCAAGCGCGTTTTGTTGCGGTCGAACGGGTCCTTGATGCTCGGCAGGTTGTCGAAGCCTTGCAGCACGTCCTCCAG